GTGGAAATGACCGAACACTACGCGAACATTGAACCGAGCCGCGCCGAGGTGGACGCGCTGGAAGGCCCCGTGCTGCTGGAATTCGGCACCGCCTGGTGTGGCCACTGCCGCGCCGCCCAGCTGCTGATTGGCAAGGCGCTGACCGACCGCTCGGGCATCCGCCATCTGAAGATAGAAGACGGCCCGGGCCGACCGCTCGGACGCTCATTCCGGGTCAAGTTGTGGCCTACGCTGATTCTGTTGGACAGAGGCCAGGAGCTGGGGCGTGTGGTGCGGCCTCAGGATGTGCAGGCGATCCAGCATGCCCTGGGCGCAACGGGACGAGACTGAGCTACGAACACCCAGACGCCGCCCCAAGGACGATGCGGGCAACAACGCCACGCTCCGCCTCCATCGGCAGACGAGGCGTGGCATAATCCGCCGTCCAGTATTGCAGGAGTCTTGGAGAGTTGCCCTATGTCCGAAGCTGATCAGCGGTTGCGCCTATACGGAATCAAAGCCTGGGACGCCGCACGGATCAGGCTCAACGCCTAGTGCCTCGCGGCTTTCGGCCAGTTTTCACGCCCAGAAATCCGATCTTTTGCGCAATCTCCCGCGCCAACAGAATCAAACACTTACGTTTGCGTTTTGGGGAAGGAATTTCCCCTATCTCAGCCCGTCCGGGCAACACAACTCCTCCCCTGATCATCCAATAAAAGATACGCACAAATAATATTGCGCCCGCTATAAGGTGTGTGTATATTCAAACCATCGAAGGGCAAAAAGCCCAGACCGGCACCTCGCGGAATCAGGGGTGGGGAAAAACATGATCATCGCCCTCGCCCACGACCATTTCGATGCCGACAAGCTGGACGCCGTAAAGGCCGAAATGACCATCCTTGGCGCTCAGGTTATCAAAGCTGTATGGATGGAGTGCTTTGGCCACTGGGCCGCCCTTGAAGGCTGCCATCGCATCCGCGCCGCCGCCGAGCTTGGCCTGACTCCGGTAATCGAAGAAATCGAGTACAGCGAAGACGTCACGCTGGCCGAACTGGCCTGCGACGATGCCGACGAGGGATATACAGTCGCGCAGATCGCCGATGACTCCTACCGCACCGAAACCATCACCTTCGAGAGTTGAGCAATGAGCCACGACAACCGCAGCCGCATCACCATCGAGCAGCCAGGCAAGCCAATGCTCTACCAGGCAACCGACCTACCAGGCTGGGAGATGGTCGGGACCGTGACCCGCGGCGAAGGCGATACCGGTGCCCTAGTGCGCAATCTGACCACTGGCAACTACGCGCAAGCCAATGCCGGGTCGATCCGCACACTCGACCAACGCAAAGTGCGCGCTGCGATAGATCCGGCCGCGAAAAAGCTCGACGGCGGGAAACGGGTCAACGTCTATCTGGATGAGGCCAGCTTGACCCGGGCGGCGGAGCTAGGCGGCGGGAATGTGAGCGAGGGGATTCGCAAGGCGCTAGCGGCTGAGTGAGTCATACGCTTTCTCACAAGCCGACCCAGCTATTCCTCGCTCGTCTGCAACTCCAGCATAGAGTTGAGCAGCCTCTCCAATCCGGCCGAACACGTCGGCTCGCACTCGGGCGGCGTCCTCGGCTGCCTGGCCGAGCTGGGCAGTGATGGCATTGCCGGCGTCACGACTGCGCTGCTCAGCTGCTGCGAGGCGCTGCTGCAGGCGCTCAAGAGCACTACCAGCGCGCTCAGCATCAGTACGCGCTGCAGCCAGTTGTTCCTGTGCCTCTGCATCTGCTTTCTCCGTCGCGGCCTGGCGCCGCTGGTTTTCCTGAATGACGAACAGCGCAGCGCGGCGGTCGCGCTCGCTGACCTCGGTGCGGTAGGAGGCCAGATCGGCCTGTGCCTTCGATGCGTCAGACTGCGCCGATAGCACCCGGATCTGCTGCCCGCCGGCCACAACAGCCAGAGCCAGCACCCACCAGGCCCAGCTGGGCACGAACTTCAGCCAGGCGGTCATGACTTACCCTCGAACAATGCGCGCTCGGCAGCACGCCGGCGAACCAGCCCGGCCAGCGTCTTGCCTCCGGCCTTCACCCAGCGCCCGAACTGCTCCGCGGCGCTGTCATAGTCGCCACGATTCAGCTGGTCGAGCAGCGTGGATTTCTCCAGCGCACCCGGGCCCAGGTTGTACGTAAAGGACACCAGCGCATCGAATTGGCCCTGCGTCAGAGGCACCTTGACCAGCCGATCGACGTAGCCCTCGAACCGCTTCACGTCCTCGCGCAGCAGCTCATCGGCGCGCTCCTTCGTGATCGTGTCGCCCATCTTCACGCCGGCCGTGGTGCCGTAGCCGATGGTTGGGATATCGGCTGGACAGCGATATGCAGACAGGCGCAGCCCCTCGAAGGACTTGATCAGGTCAAGCCCCTTCTGTGATGTGTGCATGATTTTCTTCCAGGCAGAAAAAAGCCCCGACTGGCGGGGCTATTAGATGGACTTGAATAGGGCTTATCCTTCATCCACCACGCGACCCCTTGCAGCCTGGCGGGCAAGCAGGATGTCGTCCGGGATGGGCACGCCAGTCTCCTGCATGCGGACCACATACCAGTCGGTAGACAAAAGATACGCCCTAGATTCTGCGTTGACGCGCTTTCGCTCGGCTGCTTCTGCCTCCGCTGCCTTCTGTTCCGCGGTTTTCAATTGGCTCCAGTTGATGGTCATACGGACGCCTCCGCTACTACAGGGTTTTCGATGACTTCCGGCTCAGGATCGAACGGCAGCGGAATCAGGCCGTCTTCCAGCACAGTAAGCGGCCCGTGGAATGCGACAGCCTGCGAAGGATTGGAACCGTGAGGCAGGCGCAATGTCAGGTGCAGTTCGCCGTTGATGCGCTCTACAGGGCCAATGAAGTGTTCACTCTCGATGGCTTCAGCAGGAAGAGATGCCCCTTCCGGTAGTTGGCTGAAATCGAATGGCTCACCGTTCAGGGTGATAGTGTCGCCAACTACTGAGGCGGTCAGAGTAGCGTCGAGGCGCTGGGGGGTTAGTTTGATTTTCATTGGACTCTCCTGTTAGTACCAGCGACCATTGGCAGAGAAGGTCATTCGCGCAGTTCCTGTGTACGAAGTCCCAGCCACGTCCACAAAGGCCCAATTACATGATGTATTTGACCAGCTCCCTGGCAAATCCAGCGGAGTTGCCGTCAGTAGGTTTGCAGTAGTTCTCGCGCTTGCTGCTATTGCTGGTTGCGCACTAAACCCAGCAGGGAAAACCCATCCGCGCGAGCCGTATTTACTTGCGCCATAGGCAGCGGTGACCGCCAAGGTTTCCTCGACAACCAACCAGCAAATCTGCGTCCCATCCGCAAAACGCACGTACTCCCCGTTTGCATTGCTGCCACGCTCGATGATCGCGCCGGTGGGTACGCCGCCGGCTTGGGAGACGGTGCCGAGGATGTTGGCGCGCCTGAACGCCTTATCAGGCGTGAGCGTCGCAGGAATACGCTCAACATTGAGCAGGCCTGCCGTCAGGTTCGCTGCGTCGTTGGTGCCAAGCGCCTCACGCGCAGCTGCCGGTGTCGCTGATGTCGCCCAAGGCTGAAGTGCCGCAAGCTGCGACCCGAACTGATCTACAAGCTGCCGCAGCCGGTCAGCCGACTCTTTGACATAGCCCTGCATAGGCGCAATGGCGTACGTCTGACCTGTAGCCGTGTCGCCCTGATAGGCTGGCGAGATGCTGATCACCGACGCGCTGGCGATGTTCGTGACCGCGTACCACCGGCCATCCGGACCACGAAACGCATCACCAACACGAGCGTTCGCGCTGAAGGCAGTTCCGGTCCCAGTGACTGTCGCACTATTGGCCGTGACGGCCACTGTTCCTGCCGAATACCACATTGGCATTTCCTTTATTTGGGCAATAAAAAACCCGCACTAGGCGGGTTGTTCGTCGAAAGTCTCGTGGGTCACGCAATGAAAAGCCGAGCAAAAACCGCCGGCACGTTGCCCTTGTTGGTAAACACCGTACCCCCTGGACCTTGCTGGTAGATTTCGGCGTACTGCTGCGCGTAATTCAGACTGATGGCGGTGGGCGAGGCCGCGGGAGAGGTTGCAGACAGGGCCGGCAGGGTAAACGGGTTGATCATCACGTATTCGTCCTCGGCCACGCTGTAGCTTGCTCGCCAGTAGTAATGCCCGGCCAGCGTGCCGGCCACCGCACCGACATATGCCCAGCTCTGCACCACATTGGTGACCACCGCGGGCGCTGCACCCGAGTCGTACACGCACGCAGCGCCGCCGTCCCATATGCGCAGGCCGTAGGTAGCCGAAGCAGTCGGCGCAAACGCGGCGGCAAACCATTTGCCGCTGGGCAGATATGCCACGTTGCGCGTACTGATGCTAAACCCAGTCCATCCGCCAGGGTTGCCGAGGATCGACATGGCGTAATACAGTTCCGTGCCGCTCGAAGTTGACGGGCGGATAAACACGCAAGGCGGCTCTTGGGTGGTGATCGGGCTCGGAAAACTCACCGTCACCGTCATGGATGTGCCCTGATAGGTGCCACTGCTTAGCACAGAAAGCCGCGGCTTATCGGCGTCGATCTGCACATACCCAGCATCATTGATCGCTAGAAAGCCATAAGAGCCCGATGGCCCGGCGGCGCCGGCGGCGGGGCGGAACCTCATTACCAAAATCCGCACAATGCCGGTGGTTTGGTTTGCCGAGGGGCTAGACGGGTGATAGCGCGTTACTTGGACGTTATTTGCCTGCACCTCAATGTGGGGCATAAAGCTGCCAGACAACGCTAGGGCAACCGCGCAATGGTTGCTCGCGTTGCCGGCTATCGGGATGTTCAGTACCGACGTGCTGGCGAAGTTCACCAGCACATTCGCCACGATCTGGTAAGTGAACGTCGATGTGTCCAGCGTCAAGCGTCCTTGCTCATCCCAAGTTCTAAGCCCTCCGATCATGCTGTTAAATCCCCCGCCTGTACGCGCAGCACGTTATTGCCGTCCCAGAACTTCAATGCCCGATGAGTCATCTGCATCCGTCCTTGACCGGCTACGCTGCCGTTGATTTCAAAGGTGCCAGACTTGTTCAGCCGCCACCCCTGCTGCCCGGCCACGTAGTTCGTGGACTGCAGAGCGTCCGCGATCTTGGCCATGGTGATAGACGCATCGCCGATCACCGCCGAGTTGATGAACACCTGCCCGCCCTGAATAACGAACGGAGAGGTGATCACGCCATTGGCGGTGTTGATGACGGCAAACCGATCTGCCTGGAACAGCACCTGCGATTGCATGCCTTGCGGCGTGTTCTCGATGCCGAGCCCCATGCCGGCGGCGTAGTACTTGCCATCTTGGGTCAGCTGCAGCTTCACCGAGTACATCGCGGACAGATCGCCATTGAGGCTTGCAACCGTCTGTTGCGTCGTCTGGATGGCAGACGAGTTTTCGCCGACGGTCGCCTGCAGTTGCTGAGTTGTTTCGGCAACTGCGGAGAACTCATCAGCGATCACCCGCTCGATTTCCGTGATCGAGGCGCCGATCTCGTCCGTGACTTGCGCCTGCAGCTGGGTTAGCCGCTCAGCCATTGCTGAGTTCTCGCTGGCCCGAGTGCGGGACTCCTGAGTAATGCGGGCAGATGCATCCCAGCCGTTCAGGGCGTCGGCTAGGTCGCCCTCGCCGTCGTCATCTCGGTAGGCTGCTTGCAGCACCTCCAGGCTCGACGCCGCGGCAGTGACCTTGCCGTCCAGCAGCTCAAGGCTCGCAGTGTTCTGCTCAACCTGCAGCGCCAGGCCGCTCGCCGACTGGACCACTTGCCCAATATCGAGCCAGTAGGTCGCATTCGGCGGGGCGTTCGCACCATCCGGATCGACCGGCACATCGATCTTTGCCTGATAGAGCCGCTGCCCATCGCGAACCGAGTCTCCAGCCTGATAGGACTTGTGCGGCGAGTACTCGAGGGCGTCGGTAAGTTCCCTGATCCGGTCATTGACCGATCCGGGGCCGTCGCCATCGATCAGGTTGATCCGATCGAGCAGGTTCTGCCCGAGCTCGGTTTCGCTGATCTGTCCGGCGATGTACTCAAGAATTGCCGTCGCGTCAGCGCTGGACTGTCCCATTACCCAATCAGACCACGGGCCAATGTTGCCGGTCCTGTCGATCAGCCGAGCCCGGAACCAGAACGTCACGCCAGCGGCCAGGCCGGTCATGGTGTGCGTGTTGGCCGGATAGGCATAGTCGCCGAGGTGGAGTGCGTCCTGCTCTGCCTGGGTGGAGCCGTACTGGATCTCGGTTCGCAGCGTGTCCTCTGCTCCGGCCGGGAAGCCCCACTCCAGGCGGATGCCGAACACCTCCGGAGCGGCATTCAGGAACGCCACAGCCGGCGGCGTTCCGGCCTTGCCGGCCAGCTCGATCGCCTCGCTGTAACCCCATGGGCTGGTCACGTCCAGGCTATTCAGCGCACGGACGCGGATCTGGTAGGTGCCGGCGTAGATGCCGACCACGTCAATCTCGGTACCGCCAACGCGCCCTGCATAGACCCAAGCCCCGTCGCCGCGCTTCCACTCCACGTCATAGCGGGTGGCACCTGGCGCAGCATCCCAGAGGATCGTCATTGTGGTGACGGCCATAGTCTGCTCGATCATCCAGTCGCTGATGGCGCGGATGTTCGTCGGAGCAGCCTGCACGCTGGAGGGGATTGCCGTGATCGGGCGCTGGCTGATGATCGCTCCGCTGTCGACCGCGGCGTGCTTGCCCTCGACGTACTTACTCGCCGTGATGGCATATTCCAGCGGACCGGACTCGGCGATGCTGACAATCCGGTAGCGCTGGGCCGCCAGGCTGGTCGACTCCCACGCCCAAACGCTCTGCGCGACAGGGGCTGCGTCGAATGCAGGTGCGACGGTCAGCTGATGCCCGTCTACCGCGACGATGCTGCGGGTTTGCGCGACGCCGCTCGGCAGTGTGCAGGTCAGCTCGTCGCCGCTCTGCACACCTTCGACCTTATCCACGGTGACGACGGTTGCCGTTGCAGCGCTCAGCCGGCCACCAATGCGACGCCCCGCCCGGGCATTGTCAGCCACGCGGATGATCTGACCTGGGCGCGCACGGATGCCGTCAAGCCCGACAGAGAACGTGACCGTTTCCGTCTCAAGCAGGTTGGTCAGCAGCGCCCACCGGCCGGCACGTTGCGCCTGACCCTGCGACGTGCAGCCGAGCGCCGTGATCTCGGTGGTCTGCACACCGAAACGCGCAACGGCGTCGTCATCCTGTACGTACTCGACCTTGCGGCGGTACATGTCGGACGGGTCGTTCCAGCCCACCAGGACGGCACTGTAGCGGGTGCTGCGCTTGCTGCCCTTGTAGCTGAACTTGCCGTTTTTGACGTTGGCGTTGGTGTAGGTGTAGACCGGGTCAGCTGGCATATCGGCCGAGACGATCGCCTGGCCGGCGCCCCAATACGTGATGCCGCGAAACACTGCTGCGATGTCCTGCAACGCCTTGTAGGCATCGGCGCGCTTCTGCAGGTAGAGGTTGCAGACGAAGCGCGGCTCCATGCCGCCCTGGCCGTCGCTGACGAGCTGGTCGCAGTATTGGCCGATCTGGTACAGCCCCCACTTGTCCACCTGGCTCGCGTCGATTCGGTCGCCAAGGCCGTAGCGCGGGTGCAGCAGCAGGTCGTAGTAGATCCATGCCGGGTTGTTGCTGTACGCCAGCTGGAACGTGCCATCCCAGATGCCGGTGTAGGTGCGGCTTTCCGGGTCGTAGTTGCTCGGCACGCGAATGATCCGGCCGCGGGCATGGTAGCCCCGGCGCGGCACCGAACCGCCGAAAGTCTCTGCATCGAACGAGACGCCAACGATTGCCGAGTTCGGATAGCGGAACTTGGCGTCGATGATCTCGGTGAACGACTTGATGTTGACCGTATCGGCGATGGTCGACGACGTGCTATTAGGCGTCAGCCGGCGCACGCGCACGCGCCACCCACCAGAGCCTTCAGGCAGGTCGATCCGGACAGACCGCTCGTAGCCGCCAGTGGTCTTGCCGTTGAAGGCGCCGGTGAGGACTTGCTGATAAGCGCCAAGGCCGATCGCTACGTCAATGGCGTAGTCGACCCGGTAGCCCGTGGTGTCGCCGTTGCTGGCGTTCTGCTTCGCCAGGCGCGGGACCGAGAAGTTGATGCGAACGGCAGACAGGTCGGTGTTGGTGATCGAACGAATCCATGGCGACGATGCCTGTAACTCGACGCCGATGTTTATCTCGTTCTCGACTTGCGGGAATCCTGAAAGGTAGCGCTGATGCTGGCTGCCAGTACGCTGCTCCCAGCTAAAGCCGCTGAAGGAAGCCCCGCCGCTGGTCGAGGCTGGGGTCTCATCCAGGTAGATGGACGCCGCGCCGTTGACGAGCCCGTAGATTTCGCCCTCGGAGATGAGGTCGATCAGGCGCGCGTAGGCGATGCTGACCAGGCTATCGGGCGACTCCTTCGGCGTGCGCGGCTTGTCGCTGCCCCCCTTGGCGCCCTTGATCACTGCTGTCATGCCCGGTCCTCAACGTAAACGCCGCCAGAAATCACCGCCGATCCGACGATCAACTCGCCGTAGAGCAGCGGCACAGGGTTGCCTTGGGCCTCGGTGTTGACCGGGCCGTTGAATGCGTAACTGGAACGGTTGCTGGCCGAGTCGGCCGACTCTGCAGCGCTTGGCTGCGGAGAGAGCATCATCACCGCCCCGCCGATGGCCATTGCGGCACCGGCCATCATCAAAGCCGGGTTGGCCGTGATTGCGCCGGCCACGATCAGGACGATGCCGACGATGACCTGAAACAGGCCGCCCTGCTTGGCGCCGGCCGGAATTGGTGCGATCCGGATGTCATCCTTTCCTGCTGGATGACCAAGACGCTCCTGGCTGATGTTCTCCCGTCCGTAGAACACCGCGTATCCACCCGGCGCATTGGACATGTGGCTCTCGAAGCCAGGCAGCATCACGCACAGCGCGCGCACGGCTTCGGCGGCATTCGCTACGGCCAGGCGGTGAACGCGACCGAACTTAGCCCCCAGCTTTCCGTAGAGCCTGATTGTCTTGAGTTTCATGGCGCCAGATGCTCACTGTCTTTTCCAGCCAATAGCCGCCATACGGGTCGCGCTTGGAGTCGCGCCCGTAGAGGTGATGGAGGATTGATTGCGGGGCCGGGTAGTGCTCTGGCTCGGAAGCCAGCACGCCCGACTCGAGATAAATGCCAGCGTGGTTCGGTACCGGGGACCGGATCTGCATCAGCACCACGTCGCCGTGCTGCAAGCTACTCACCTGGTTGAAGCCAGCCCTTGGCAGCAGCTCCCGGTAGTAGTCCTTGCCCTGATCCCACCAACCGTCCTCGCGCTCGTAGTGGCCGAGATCGATGCCCATTTCGCGCCGGTAGAAGTCGAGAACGATGGACAGGCAGTCATGCACGCCATGGACGAACTCGCGCCCTATCAGCGGCGCCTGCCAGCCTTCTGGCTTGAGCCAGACGTGCCTGCCCGCCTTGCCCTGCTCCACCGGGATGATCGCCCATGGCAGGGCCGACTCTTCACAGGCGACCCGGTCCGCCACGCTTGGCTGCGCCGGGTAGTCCGGGTGGCTGTGCACCACTGCCTGAACCTCACCGTCGCGCATGGCTGCCTTGTAGTCGGCCGGGTCGATGACGAAGTGTTCGCTCGGGGTCGCGGCTGCGTTCCGGCACGGCCGGTACTGGCCGTTCACGATGACGCCGCAGCTTTCCCGGGGGTAGCAGGATTCCGCGTGCCGCTTGGCCGCTGCTGGTAGTCGCATGTCTGCACCCACAAAAAAGCCCGCACTAGGCGGGCTGTTGGATTGGAGCTATGTCAGCGCACGAGGGCGGCTGCAGGAAAACCCCCAAACGAGATGGGATTGTTCGCCCCGAACCGCAGCTTGCAGCTCTGCAGCCGCTTGCCGCATTTGTCCCGCGCCGCATCCGTCGTGATGATGTCGTACTCATCCGCCACTGGCGGGCCGGTGTAGCCGCATTCGGCACTCCGGTACCGCCACGGGCAGTGGTTCGCGATGATCTGCCGCCGCGGAAGCTGAACGCCCTGGAAGTCCATGGCGCTGGCCAGCTCGAACTCCACGGCCTCGGATGTCTCGCCGACCTTCTGCTCGACGAACCAGATCTCGGGTGGGAATTCTTCGTCCGGATCGGCATCGGGCATTCCATCCAGGTACTTGGCCAGCGTCCGGCGGCGGGTCAGCTTGGCGCCAACCATGTCGTCGAACTCCAGGCACAGCGCCGTGATGAATCCGCCAACGTTGCCCATCTTCAGCGACGGCGAAGGGTTGCGGCTGCCGCTCATTTCGAACCCGCTAGCCTCAAGCGGCCACGGGTCGTACTGCACGCCCTTGAAGCTGATCGGGCCGGCGTCGTGGCTGTGGAAGTGGTACACCTCCGCACCAATCGCCTCGGCGTCGAGGGTGTAGAGCGTCACGATCTGCCCGGGCTCAAGGCGCTGAACGTCTATCGAGAGCGTCATGGCGCGTGGACCTCTTCAAAGCTGGCCGACAGCTGGAAATAGCCCGCCCCCTTCGATGTGAGGCTGTATCCGGACCGGCACTTGAACAGCTTCGTCGCACCCATCGGAGTGACCCACTGGAACGCCTTGTAGCCTCCCTGCCGATCCAGGAACTCCGCCATCGCCTTGACCGGCATGCCGCCGCCGGTCTCCCAGTGCCCCATGGCCGAGATGCGCCACGCCTCTGTGCGAGTGTTGATGCCGTCGCCGGCCTCCTGGGTGTAGCCATCGCCGAAGTCGGTCCGCAGGTTGCGCTGGCTCACCTCGATCGAGGCCGAGTTGTCGACGGGAAAATCGAAAGTCTCCATCATCGTCCGGCTCCATACAGGTTCCACAACAGGCCGCCTGGGCGAGATTCACGCTCGATCTTGGTCATAACGACAGCGTTGATCGTGTCAGCCGTGACCTGCCCCTGCTTACGCATTTCCTGCTCGCTCATGCCAGCCTGCCCCTCGACCGTGACCGGTGCGTGGATCGTGATCTGCGGCGCACCGCCCCCGCCCTTCCGGTCTGCCAGGTAATCCTTCAGGTCGGAGTTCGTGCGCCGATCCACGACGCGCTCGCCGCGGTCCAGCAGCCAGGTGCCTTCCTTCGGGATGTTGTCGATGCCGTCATGCGCCATGCCGGCCAGCGCCAGACTTGAAACAGCGCCGACCATTGGGGACGTTGCTGCCAGCGCAGCAGCAGACGCCGCGGGAGCCATAGCCGGGCCAACGATAGGAATTGCCGCGGTAGACGCATAGGCGTTCAGGGCGGCCATTTGCTGAGAAGCCATCGCATTCGAGGTCAACGCGGTTGCAGCGGTGGCCTGAGTAGTTTTACCGACCAGCAGCTGAACGGCTTGATAGGCCAGCCACTGAGCCGCCATTTCGCCGAGCGCATTGACTGCGGAGCGGGCCAGCCCCTCAAACATCCCGCGCGCAGCATCTCCCAGCGACTCAGCGTCGAACACCATGGACTCGAAAGCGTCGCCGAAGCGACTACTGAAGTTCTCCAGCATATTGCCGGCCAGCTCATCGAAGTCCGTCAGGTTCTTCTCTGCCGCCAGAAGATAGCGATCCCAGAAGCTGCCATTGATCTCCAGCAGCTGCTCGCTGACCTCTGTCTCCAGCCGGATCAAAGCCTCGTTCCGCTCTTCCGCCGTGAGCAGCGTTGCGTCCATGATGATCTGACGGCGCCGCTCATACGACGCTTTGATGGCTTCCTCTTCGGTCATTAGGGCATCGATGATCGACACCGCGTCGCGGTTAGTCTGCTCCTCTGCCTCGTTGACCTTGCGAATTGCCTCAGCCTGCTTTTCGTACGCCTCAACGGCCTGCAAGGCAGTCCGGGCGCTCGAAAGCTGGGCCTCAGACGCACCGTCCATGGCGAGCTTATAGAGCGTCGCCTCGGTGGTGTTCATTCCGAGCATCTTGGCTTGCAGCTCAAGCGCTGAAACCTGCTGCTTCAGATTTTTCTCAGAGGTCTTTCCGCGTGCACGCTCCGCTTCTTCCAGTCGATAGAGTTGCGTAGCGAGCTGTTCGGCCTCTTCCCGCTCCTCCTTTGTGGATTCAGCGCCAAGCGATTGAATAGCCGCCAGGCGAGCACGGGCCTCACCTTGCAGCTTCGCCAAGTCCAGCTGCTCGCGCATGCGGGCGATTGCTTTCTGCCCCTCAGCGCTGGTTGTAGGCTCTTCTGGGTCGCTCAGTTCGGGCGCCTTGCTGCGCTTCGCGATCTCCTCATCGACTGCCTTCAGGCGCTTGCGGTACTTCTCCAGCGCCTCATCAGCGATCAGCGCCTTCTCTGCTGTGCGCTCCAGTTCCTCGCGCCACTCTTGGGCCTTGGCGCTGCCTGGGTAGCGCTCAAGATTGCCTTTCAGCGTCTCGACGCGAGCATTGAGCGCGGTCAGTTCGCCGGCGGCGCCGCTGGACTCGGTTTCGATCTTGGTCAGCAGATCCGCGCGCAGAGCCCGCAGAGTTGCATCGCCGAGATCATTGACCGACTCGGTAAGCAGGTCGACCGGCTGCTTGGCGTCTCGTGCGTTGCTAGCGAAGGTGTAGAGCGCCCCGGCGGCGAGCAAAACCACGCCGGCCGGGCCGCCGAGCAACGCCATGGCACTGCGCAGCCCGCCGGCAACGATGGTTCCGACACGCATTGCGCTGTTGAGTGCGTTCTGTGCTGCGGCCTGGTTGGCTGCAGCCTGAAGCGCCACGGCTTGCGCGGCCGACAGGTTGCGCGCAGCGATCGCGTGGGCGTTGGTGCCCTTGGCGGCCTCGAACTCTGCCCTGGCGACAGCAAGAGCTGCCATGGCCGACTGACGCTCAGCGGTTGCCCGAGCGGCCGAAACAGCCAACGCCTCGCGCTCCTTGGCGATGCGAATTACGGTCGCAGTGACTGCCTGGCCCTGGGTAGCCGTGTAGGCCAGCATGGCCGTGACAAGCCGCGCACCAACCGCTACAGCTAGGTACTCAGCTGCTGTCCCGATCCCCTCAAGCGCGCCCTTCATCGCCTCCGTGTCTTCGCTGAACTTCAAGACCGCGTTGGCAGATTCGGTAATGCCGTCAGTAACAGCCTTGATCGCGCCCGTCTGATTCTCAAACGCGACCAAGATTGCGGTTGTGGCAGTCTCTACCCGAACGCCGGCGTCGCGCAGGTTGGTTGCCATCCCTGCTGCGGCCTTCGCGTTCGCATCCAAAGCTTTGCGCAAGCCTTCGGATAGATCGCGTGCAGATATCTTTCCGGCAGCGCCTAAAGCCCGAATCTCTGCAGCTGAACGACCTGTCGCATCCGCAATATCGCCTATGACGGACGGGAGTCCGGTAGTGATTGTCTCCCACTGATCAGCGGCCACCTTCCCAGCGTTCATCGACTTGGAGAAAGCCGCTATTGCTGCCTCTGCGCGCTCAGCGCTGGTTGCATTCTTCACAAACGCATAGGACATAGAGTCCGTCACGTCCAGCGCCTGCTGAGTCGAGTAACCCATGCTCCGAAGGCTGTCGGCGGTGCGGATGTACAGCTCCTGGGCTTCCGACAGCGAACGGTAAGTGCCGTTAGCGGTGGCCAGCAGGCGGCGCTGCACAAGCTCGAACTCGGCCTGGCTGCTCGTGGCCATCTGCACGCGCTCGGCCATTTCCTGATAGGTCTGAACCAGGCCAGCAGCGGAGCGAAGCGCGGTCACGGAAACAGCGGCAGCCAGGGTTGTGCCTAGCGCAGCAACGGCCGTCTTCAGCTGGGTAGCTGCCGCCACATTGCGGCGAGTCTGGCGCTCCAGCTGATCGAATCCGCCCTCAGCCTTGCGGGATGCAGCGTCAAGGCGGTCCAGATCGCTTGCAGCCTTCAGGCCGCTTGTGCTGTCCACGCTCAGGACAAGGCGGGCGTATTCGGTCATGCTTTTCTCCGGGCATGAAAAAGCCCGCACTAGGCGGGCTTCGTGAGGTCATTTACTGCTGCTTTGGTGGCGAAGACTGCTGCATGACTTTGTAAGAGGCTTCGATTGTTTTCTGGCTTGCCTCCATCATATCGGCTGTTAGCGTCTGGTTTCCCCATCGCGCAACCTTCCCGTTCTCGAAGGTGACCACCAGTCGATCCTGGGCGAGCTGTTCGTTATCTACCGGGGTGAGGCCCATCACGACAGGGTTCCAGTAGATCCAACGCTCGCGATCTTCGTTCACATCAGTTCTTCGGGGGAGGCCCATGGTCGCCTGTACGTCAGCTTTTGACATTCCCAACGACAAGTTCATGGACTGCCGGTTGTAATCGATACGATTGTTGGCGCAGCCTGCGATGATGAGCAGCGCGGCAACGATGAGAATCTTGCGCATGGTTCCCCTCCCTGTTTGAAAGGGCCAGATTATCACCGATTCTCGGCCATCGCCTTCAGTGCAGCGCGCTCCATGATCTGGATCGCCTCCAGGTGGTCGCGCTGCTGCTTGCGCTTGACGCGGTTCATGCGAAACAGCGACTCAAGGGCCGAGTAGTCAAGCCCTGTAGGCCCATTCATGCCCATGCGCCATTGGGTCTGCATCGAAAGGAAGATGTCGAACACCTGCCAGTTCTCTGGCCAGATTCCGAACCGCTCTTCCGGGAAGTCTTCGGGGCGAAGGCCGAAGCGGGCCATCTCTTCGGGGTCGGCGTCCTTCCGGAAAAGCCGCTCGACCGCCCCCTCTAGTTTCCCCGGCGGCCGTCCACTAGAGCGGTGATGTACGCGGAGAAGATGGCTTTCGGGGCCATCACGTAGTTCTTGCACAGCAGCTCAATGCTGGCAGCGCAGAATTCTTCTTCGAGATCCCAGCCGGCGAGCATTTCACCGAGCAGATCGGGGTCGCTGATCTTCTTGTTCCTGATCAGCGCATCGAGGCTGTCCTTATCGCGGTGCTTGAACTCGAATACCGGCTTGGCGACCTGGCCGTCAGGCAGCGGGATCTCTACAGGTGCCTTGAAGGTCGGATTCGGGGTCAGGGTGAATTTCACGCTCATGGATAGTCCCTATCTGGAAAGAGTAGGCCCGCCGAGTGACGGGCCTTGCGGCATTACGCTGCGTAGCGCATGGGCTCGGACGTGAGCGACACGGTGCTCTGCAGGCCCATCAGCTCGTTCTTGGTGAGCGTCGGGGTCTTATTGAGGGTCACGTAGCCGTTGTAGAAGATCGCGGAGCCGGACGGCAGAACGACCGATACGGCGCGCGGAATGCGGTCGTCGTTGGCGTCGGACAGGATGCTGTACCAGGGCAGCTCAGCATCGTCGCCGATGGTCATGGCGAAGCTGGACGCGCTCTTGACGGTCGGGATCTGGTGCTCGACATCCTCCTCAAGGAACGAGTAGGTCACGAACTGCTGCTCGCCGCCCGAAGTGGTGAACTCCAGAACCTGGGTGATCTGCTGCCAGGTGCTGACCTTGCGCACGGCCCCGGCACCGCCGCCAGCCGGGTACAGGTTGGTCGAGGTGGTGTTGATTCCTTCCAGCTCGAAGGTGTCGGCTGTCACGTTGGCGACGCGGGCGACGCGGCTGTTCAGACGAGACCAGCCGGAGGTGACTTCGACGATATCGCCATTGGCCAGGCCGTGACCAACTGCCGAGGCGACAGCAGGGTTGGCGTTGGATACAGCGGTGACTGTGATTGGCGCGGCATACGCGGAAGCGATGGATACTACGGCGCCGTTGGGTAGGCTCACACTCATGGGGGTTTTCCTCTGGGTATAAAAAAACCGCCTTTCGGCGGCTCTGGATTGCCCAACGGGCGGTTAAATCGTGTCGGCCCGGTAGGTGAAGCTGACCGGGAGCATGAAATGCGTGTCGCCAGTGATCGGCGGGCCTTCGCTGCAGGGGCTTGTGATCTGCAGGGCGAAGCTGCCCGACGTGAGGCGATCGTTCAGTGGGAACAGCCCGGCAAGGTCGGCTGCCAGCGTTTCCGCATCTGTCGGCCCCTTGCCTTTCGGCACAAACACGCTGATCTGACACACACCACTGTATTCGCGGTGCGCTCCTGCCAGGTCAGCGCTTTCGGTCGGCGCCTTGAGCAGGTTGAAGCGAAGGTATTGCCCTGCAGGAGGCGCGAACTGAACGTTCTCCCAGGCAACCGGCAACGAGCGCGCAGTTGCAAAGGTGTTGAGCCTGCCCTGTAGAAGCGAGCGAATGAGCTTTTGGGACATGGTTACACCTTGTTTTTGGCAATGGCCACGGCGACCATCTTCTGCACTCTGGCGAAGTTGATCCGGACCATCCCGGCTGGGGCCTGGGTGCTGCTGCCGTATTCAAGCGAGTAGATGTACGGCAGGTTGTTCGTCAGGAACACCTCCTGCCCAGCCCCTTCTGGAGTTCTGGCTTGAACCTCTCCGATAGCCAGCGCGCCACTCTTGTCGTCTCGGTCGATCTCGTTTGGCGTTGGCTGGCCGACCGAGGTCTGCCAGTTACCGCGGGCCCGGCCGGTATCGACCGGAGTCGAGCGAATCACGTTAGAGAACAACTCAAGCGCTGCAGTACGGGCGATTTTGTCGTGCGCCTCCGCAGCTTTAGCGGTAAACCTGCGGATGTCTTCGGAGAACGACATCAGCGCCTCCCCTGGACCTCGTAGGCCAGCACTTCACCGGTCGGATTGAGCGTTGAGACTGCAACTACCGTCCATACCTGGCCGGCCGCGGTAATCGTCGTCTCCAATGTTGGAGGCCATTCGAGGCCGGCGGCGCCGAAGAAGATCTTCTTGTCGTCGCGCTTGATCATCGAGCCATCCGCGTACTGCGTGCCGGATGATTGCAGGCTGTAGTTGTCGAGAATGGCCTTGGTCGTCTGCGTTAGCGTCTGAGGCGGCGATGTCTCCCCCGTCACCGGGTCATAGCCGCCGACCTGCTCGAGCGTCAGCGTGATCGTTTCGCCGATCTCCTCAACAACGGCCAGCGCTTCGGCAGCGCCCTCTAGAATCTCGTCGCGCAGTGACATATCAGCCCCTCACCAGCTTGACCTGGCCCTTGTTCGACCAGGGCTTAATGAGCGCCAGTGCGAACGACTCGGCGGCGGACAGCGCCTTGCTGCCTTCGCGGAACGTCTTGCTCGACTGGACCTGACCGGCAGTCACGCTCGTGCTGACGACCTCGCGCTCCTGAGCGCCGTAGAGCCCGCCAGACGCCGCAAGCTGAGCGATTTCCGCGCCGGCCTGTACGACGGCGTCAGGAACCTCAGAAAACGTCGCAGTAAGCCGCTCGGCGAGCCAGGTGTTAGCCATCAGCACCGCGCGGGCCTTCTTGTCTTCGGTGGTCCAGTCGGACCCCAGCAGGGCGTCAACCTGCGCGATGGTGATGTACTCGGTCATTTACTCGGCCTCGATCGGCTCTGGCTTGGTCTTGCGGGCGCGCGGCTTGGGCGCCTCGTCTTGCTGCTCGACTACCTCGCCAGGCGGCGCGAATCGAGCGTCAATGATCTTGAAGCCCTGAGCACGCAGCTCGGCCTTTCGTTCCGGGCTGACCGGATGCTCAACGTATGCAATCTTCTGCTCGGACATTTCATCCTCCAGAGAAACGGGGCGAGCCGGAGCCCGCCCCTATCGGTTACTTGGTCGCGTCACCGATGGTGATGACGCCAGCGCTCGACTTCACGCTGTTGACGAACATGTCCCAGTTCGCGCCGGTGGCGAGTTCAGCGTTAGTAGGCGACTTGCCACCATTCGCAATGTCCCAGGCAAAACCCTTAAGGCCGAGACCAAACGAATAATCCGCTTGAAAGGTTGTCTCAATACGCTCCTTGCCGTTGCTGGTTTGGACGCTGGTAACAACGTCGCTGCCGTCGTGGACGATGGCTGCGGAGTCCGCCAGGGACAGCACCTTCTGCTTGGCGGGCGTGCCAGTTTCGTACAGCGCCGGGGCATCGGTAACGATCACAGGGCGACCCAGGATGTCGACGATGTTGACCGACTGGCTGTTGAACAGCTGCTGCGCGTTGGCCAGGTTCTGGCCGACCAGCTTGTGGAAAACCTCGCCGGTCATCACCTGGGCCACGAGCAGGCCGGAGGCGTCGCCGAACTTGGCGTGAGCACCGTTGATCGCGCCGTAGGTCACGCCTGCAGTGGCGGACACGTCGTTGGTGGCACCGGCCACGTTGCTGATCGCGGCAACCAGGGCAGCGATAGCGGTGTTCAGCTGGTCGGCCATGATGGCTTCGGACAGGTTGCGGGAGATGACCTCCAGCGCCTCGGCCGGGTTCTTCTGGATCCACGACAGCTGGGACGGCTCCCAGAGGATCGGGCCGAAGCCGCCGGCGACCTTGACGCTGTTGGCCTGAACCTGCGCGAGCGCGGTGGCGGACTGGGCGTTGTTGGTGGCGTAGCGGTCGACGCGACGCTGAGCGGAGTGCAGACCAGCCCACAGGGATTCCTGCAGGAAGTCGCCATCGATGCCCTGCGGGGTCAGGCGGATCGCGCCATTCGACGCGGCGTTGAACTTCTCGACCATCTGGGCGATGGTTTCGACGGTGGTGTTCTTCAGGTACTCGTTGAACACCTTCATGTCGGACAGTGCCATTGGCTATTTCCTCTTACGCGTTCTGGATTTGGGCGTTGATCGCGGCCAGGCGCTCTTCTTTGCTGCCGCCGAGATTGCCCTTGGGTTTTGGTGGCTGACCGTTTCCGTTCGGAGCGCCGCCGCCGTTGGCACCGGAACTCTTAAGGATCGTGTCGCGATAGGGGTACGAATCGACGAGGGTTTCCAGCGCTTCATCGAAGTCGGCCAGCTCACCAGGGCGCGCACGGCTAAAGATCTTGTTTCCGTGGGCGTCATAGGCGACGACCTTGCCGTCTTCGATCTTGAAGCGATTCCCGAAGGTGGCTTGCACCATGTCTGCCGGAACAGCCAGCTTCTCGGCGATCACCTTGGAGCGAGCGAAGCTGCCGCCGATCTTCTCGCCGTACAGTTGCTGCTCAAGGGTCTGCGCCTTGGTGTTGGCTTCGTCCAGCTGGGCCTGATAGCCCTTGGCGATTTCCTGCTTCACCTTCTCGACTTCGCCGGCATCCACCAGCTTCTTCGCGTCGAGATTTGCGACGATCTCCAGAGCCTTGCGGGCTGCCCCGGCGTCATCGATACCTTCGAAGGCCTTTGCGGTCTTCTCGGCGGTCTCAGCGCGCTCGCGGTGCTGCTTGGCTTCGGCGTTCAGTCGGGTGATGGTCGCCCGGGTGCCAACCGCATCGAAGGCAACCTCTTTGCCGTCGTCCTCAACGTAAACGGGCTTGCCGTCTTGGATTTCGGCGTACTGCTTGCCATCGACTTCTACGGTCTTCAGTTTCATCTCGTCTTTCTCCGGCCATCCGGCCATTGCGTTGAGCCATCCGGCCCGGTGGCGCCCCGTCCCATCCGAAACTGCGGGCATAAAAAAGCCCCGCACGATGGCGAGGCTCTAGAAATGGAAAACCCGGCGCGGGGCCGGGTCAGGTGTCCTGTTCTGGCGGTCTAGGCCAAAACTACGTGCTGCCCCTTCATCAGGCAGAAGGCGCACAGGAGCTGCTTTGTGCCGCCCTGTGGCTTGCCGTTCTTTACGATCATGCCGGTCTTTACCTCGACGACGCTCGAACTGCCGCACCTATGGCAGTTGAGCAGGTACGCAGCATCGGGCCGCGCCTTCTTGAGCTTTTCGGCCTTCTGGCGCGGCGTGTCTTTCACTCCGTCAATGACGGTGAGGCGAGGCTTATCGGTCATGCGGCCATCATAGCCCGGCTTTCTCGAAAGCGTCAGCGTCTCGCTTGCGCAGTTCGTCTAACGAATATTCGCGACCTTTTGAATCTACGAACCTGTCTAGCGTTAGTCCGCCTTCACGGAACAGCCTGCCTTTGGTAACACCTAGAATCTCGTCTTGGAACTCGGCAGGTTTTCCGCGCAACCATTGCCCATACGTGATATCACCAGCGATCTGCCCATCCATAGAGGCCTGAGTTGATGGCTCGATATCCGACTTGCTGAGCCCTAACGCCTCCCATGCCGACGTAAGCACCGGAATCGCTGTGCTCCTGCAATTCCAATGTCGAGGCGGCTGCGGCCCACGGCCTATTGGGTAAATTTCTGCCTTTTCAGAAATCCCGGCACATGTGACCGATGTCCTCCCGTCAAGCACAGCCAGGAACTGCCACCCCTGGACAATGTCAGCATTCGCCTCGAACACGGCCTGGCGGGCAAAGTTGGCCGTGTGGTTGACTGCTGTGCGCACCAATGCCTCAGCGCCGCGCCGGTCGATCTCCAGCAAACCATCAGCGTAGCCATTGGTGCGCGTGCCACGCAGCCGGCGAACCATCTGACTGATCGTCTCGCCTTCGACAAACCCCATCCGGATTGCATCACGAATGCGGATCGCCTTAGCGGCTTCCACGTCCTTCAAGGCTTCGCGAAGTAGCTTGCCCTGAAACGGCCTGGCCATTGCTGCGGCATAAGCCTGATTTGCCGGCACCGTGGCCAATGTAAGGGCCTCGGCAACCTGGGCAGGCAGGACGCTCTGCAGCATCTTGTGCTGATAACTAGCCTCATAGCCGGCCAGCTCTAGCAGGGCCTTGTCTAGCTCCTCTCCAGCGGCCTTGTACGCCTCGGCATTCAGCCTATTGACCTCGACGAGCATCTGATCCAAGCGCTGCACGCTAAACGAGTCTGGCGGCATGCGCTCAAGGGCGACAGACAACTGGGCAAACAAATCAGCATCGACTCGATTAAGAAGCGCCAGTACGCGCCGAGACACGCCGCTCCCATAACGCTGCAGACCAATCTGGTGACTGATCGCCGCGTCCACGATCTTCTCGTTCGCCGTTGCCATCACATCGCTCCGAGGCTTGGCCCTTGCTGCTCGATTCGCTCGAGCTCGTCGGCCCAGCTGTATTCATCGCTGATCACGCCACGGCGCTGCATCTCAGCGAATAGCGTTTCATCCGAAAGCTTGCCTTGAACCGCCATGTTGAGTAGCAGCGGGAGCGTCGTCTCCGGCGCGTAGTCCTGGTCGAAGTTGCCGCGCATCTCGACCATGCCGCCATCTGGCAGCGCCAGGTAGTCGGCCATGACCTGCAGCATCTGCGCGAGGGCATCGGCGAACTGGTTGGCCATGCGAGCCAGCGGGGACAGCTCTTGCGCCGCCTCCTCGTTCGCCTGGGTCGCCGTCTTGGTCTGCTGCTTTTCTTTCTGCAGCAGCTTGGCGCCGGCCATCCGCATTTCTTCGATCAGGTCTTGCAGCGACTCCCGGCCAGCGTTGATAGCTGCCCCGGTGTGCTCGACGTACTTGGCATCGCCGTCTTTCGGCATGCGGGTCGCGCTGCCTGAGCTGATCACCAGCTCGAACTGCTCGTCGTCGGTGAAGGTGAACAGCAGCGGCACCCGTGCGACGTGTAGAAGGTTGTCCTGATCGCTCTGGGACTGCCAGTGCTTGACGTTGAGGTGCGCCAGTTCGAGCAGCGGCGGCTTCGCCGTCAGGAAGCCCGTGCGGCCGGTGTAGAACGAGACAAGCGGCACGTAGCCGAGGCTGGTAGTGCCTTCGTCGTGCTGGACCCATGCGCCGCCATTGTCGGCCTTGCGATAGGTGCGCCAGATGCCAGGCTCGAGGACTCGCACCTGGGCGACCGACTTCACGCCGAACTCGCCGTCAGCCTCCTCGATCGACTCCATGTAGCGGAACTGTGCCAGCTTGCCGCCCTCAACACGCCAGCCAAGCACCTGCTCGGGGCGGATCAGCACGGCGTATGGGCGAACTCCAGCGGCGATCTCGTCGGCTCTCGTGCGCAGACCCTCGGCGCGCGGGTATTCAACCAGCACGTGGCAGAGGCCATGGCTCAGCGCATGGCGGAATAGGTCGACCGACCAGCTGTTCAGGTCATTGCCGGCAAGGTCGATGTCCTGGCAAAGCTCAGCCATGCGCTCGGGCACGTCGTCGCCCAACTGCAGCGGCTCAGCGAACACCCGAGAGGTCATGTTGTTGACCGTCTCGGCGTAGGCTGGCAGCAGCGTGGAGAGGCGCAGGCGCTCCCTGTAGGTCTCGTCCTCTTCGGCCGGGTACTGAGGCAGCAGAGCACGCCCGGCGGCCCGCATAGCCTTCGTGCCGCCCATCAGCGGCGCAACGATGGCCCAATCCTCGCGCATGGCGTCCACGGCCGGGATCGTTTGGCTTGGGTCGTTGCTCATTGGCTTTACATCCGTAGTGATTGTGTCTGCGGCTTGGCCGGCTTGATGATCGGGAATCGGTGAACGACGAAGTAGCCGAAGGCATCGGCCGGGTCTTCCGTGCCGTCCTTGTTTGGCTCTCCGTGTTCGTTGTATGCCTGCTGCTCGATCACCTGGGTGGTGACCGGGCATTTGTCGGTGTTGATCTTGAGCCGGCGCACGCCCTCGCCATTGAGGAACATGGCGTTGACGGCCAGCACCCGGTCACGAACCATTGGGTTTGCCGGGTTGACGCGGACCGTGAAGCCGGCCTGCTTGAGCAAGCTGTGATCGGACTCGCTACCGTTTACGCTCTTGCGGTTCTTGCCGCTGGCGTCGGGGTAAACCGTGATCTTGTGCCCCGGGAATCGCTCAAGTAGCGCAGCGATCATTGCTGGCGTGTCGAATAGGCTGGTCAGCTCATCCAGCTGCCGAGGCTCACCGCCTCGAATGACGAACACGCAGGCCGCCATCCGATTGATGTTGAAATCGAGGCCAATGTGCAGCTCTTCACCCGGACGAATCGTCTCGTCGGTGTGATTCAGCCGCCGGCAGAAGTTCGGATAGACCGATCCGCTCACCAGGTTGACGAACTGGCCGTCAATGTAGGCGTCGACCAGATTGGCCGGGTACGACTCGCGCAACGACGGGATGTAGTCCTTCGGCAGGTTCTTCGCGTTCTGCCGCGTGCTGGCGTGGACGATGCCATATAGCGGACGCTGGCTTGGGTTCGCGGCCAGCTCCTTGACGAACTTGCGATATACCCAGTTGAACCCCTCCGGCGTGGTCGTCACGTCGATGGTGTTCTCTCCGCGGGTCGGCCAGACGGTCGACATACGGGCGATGATCTTCTTCCAGGCACTGTCAGCCTTCTTGATCGGCATACAGTCGATCTCGTCGACCAAGGCGTGCGCGATGTTGAAGCCGACGATGCGGCCAGGGTGCTCCATGCTCTTGCAGACGATCGTCGACAGGCAGCGGCCTTTCGAGTCGCGAAGATGCACCCGCTTGTTGCTCGGCACGATGTCGGCGAACAGCCCGAAGGCCTCAGCAACACCCGGTATCGTGTCGTAGAAGATGTCGGCGATCTGCGGATAGGTCGGTGCGAAGTAGCCCTGCGGGATGCCAGGGTGCTCCAGTGCGTTGATACACAGCCGCACGCAACCTACGAACGTCTTCCCACTTCGATACCCGCCGACGAACGCAGAGAACTTCTTCGGGTGACTGATGAACTCGAACTGCGGCTTATTCAGCTTCAGGGTCGCTTGCATCTTCCACCCCGATGATGACTTGCTTCGGCTCAGGCAAGCCTTGATTCGGGTCTTCCAGTTCTCGGCGCAGCTTCTCGATGCTCAGGCGCTTGGCCTCCAGATCAAGCCCAATGTCCGGGCGATCCAGTCCGAGCAACTTGGCCTTGCCGAGCGTCGCGCTCACCGCTGCAGATGACTGGGGGTTCTCGCAGCTCAGCGCTTTAACGCGGGCCTCTTCCAGTTCACGCAGCAGGTCATCCACGGTGATCTGGTTGCGCTCTGCAGCTGCCTGTCGCATCTCAGCCAGTCTTACCGCGACCTTACCGTTCGCCAGTAGCTCGCTAGCCTTCACCGCGATGGTGCCGGCCTTCATGTTCTCGGCGTTGTACGCCCTTCGGTAAGCCTCGCTGGCATTCCCCGTCTCCAGGTAGGCCAGACAGAACCTCTCTTGCTTGGGTGTGAGGCCCATAGACTTCTCCACGGGCCATCTCGCGCCCTAAATCAGACGCCCTTGCGCATTCGCCCACTCAAAAGGGTCTTTGCTGTGCTTGCTGAGATTGCAGCTACGGCAAAGCAACTGAAGGTTGTCTTTTCGGTTCGATCCGCCCTTGCTGAGTGGCTGCACGTGATCGACATGGTATTTTTCAGGGCCGCTCACCTTGAGCTTGCAGTGGCAATTTGCACATTTTCCGCGCTGCAGTGAGAACAGCCGGAGAACGTCATCTGCGGTGTGCCTGCCATCTGAATTGCGAACAAGAGCCCTACGATTGCGCATGTGCGCAGCAATCATTTCTTTGTTCGCCTCACGGTATCGCCGCTGCCTCTCTGATACGGCGACCTTATTGGCCTGCTTATAAGCTCTGGTTGACTCAGCAGCCTTTTCAGGATTGCGCTCTCTCCATGCCCGCTTACGCTCTGCATGAATAGCCGGATTGGCGTAGTACTGCTCCTTCCTACGCGCTGCTATCGAGTCTTTGTTCTCGTGGTAGTAGGCAAGTGCTATCTCGCGGTTTCTCTCCGCGTTTCTGGCGTAACCAGTCTTCCTCCACTCACGAACTTTTTCCTTGTTCGCCCTCTTGTACTCCCGCATGTAGGCGGCCTCTGCAGCCTTCTGCTCTGGAGTTTTCTCGCGCTTAGGCTTCTTCTTGGCGGACGCTTCTGATACTGTTTGCGCAGTCATTGCCGTGATCCTCGACCGATCAGGTAGTGATTAGAAGCCCGGAAGTGTTAGCGCACTCCGGGCTTCGTCATTATAGCGCTTCGCTTAATCTATTTCCCCACCATTTCCACCCACTCCTCCACGATCCGCTGCAACACGGGCTCGGTCAGGATGCTGGATGGCTGCCTTCCGGCTATTACGTCGCGGAGGAGGCTGTGCGGTATCTGGTGCACTGCGTCAGACGCATCGATGATGACGTGCGGCTGCCTGTCGGTTAGATCGACGACGTTTTGCATGGGCGCGCTCTCGGTTTACTGCCTTCCACGCCTCCATCCCCACCATCAGGCATACGCATGCTGTGAGGTAGAGGATGATCAGGATGGCGAGGGGGCGTTTCATGCGGTTACTCCCCGCGGATGCCTGCCTTCTTGGCAAGCCATTGGGTATAGAGCCCGCCGGCCACATCAGCGCCGAGCACAGCGACCACGATGCCGAGTCCGCCAGCCATGTAGATCTTCGAGCCAGCAGCCAAGGCGAGCATCAGCGTACTCATGCCAAGGAACCCGGACGCACCGAAGCGCAATGCCACCCGCTTGGTGATCTGGCCCATCGTGAGGTCTTCGCCGGATGCGCGCAGCATCTCCCCGGAGAGCCCTGCCATTGAAATCAGCACGAGCAGCCAGAACGGCATGTCCGCGAGAGTCTGCTGCTCTGTGGTCATAGTGGAGTCTCGTCAGTAATAGGTCCGGCCTCACATGCGCGTGCGATCCGCCTATGAGCAAGGAGGCAGGCATGGGGCCGGAATAGGGTTGGGCGCATGGTGGCGAGCCATTCAAACGGCCTTTAGCGCCCGAAACTGGTATTTGATTGCCGACTGAAGCGCGGATTGGCTTTCGAATCGGCATAAAAAAACCGACACAGAGGTCGGCAGGAACAAAAAAGCCCCGGCATTTCTGCTGGGGCTTTCTGTAACTCTAACTGCATGAGCTTGAGCAATACCTTAAACGCGTAGGGCTGTCGCCAAACAAACCCCTACGCATAACTCAACCCGAACACGAATCGAGCAAGCCGAAACGCTCAGGGCGAGCATTTACAGCATGGGGAAATCATGCAGCTAGCCGCACGGGAAGTCAAGGACTTTTTCTCACTCATTCACGCCGCCTCTTTCCACTGGTACAGCAGGCCAGAAACCGGTGCCAGAGCGGCCTTGTCCATGTCGTTGCAGGCCTGAAAGAACGCGTCGATGTGTGACTCCCACTCACGGGTCCAGTTCTCGCTGCAGAGGCGCACGCCGTACTCGTCGAACAGCCAGGCACGGAAGGTCTCAGGGGTCGGCAGCGGGTCGGGCGTCGAGCTCTGCCCTCCCTGATGCTGGCGGCGGTAACGGTAGAGCACGCCTTTGGCGACGTACTGCGCTTTCTCGCGCTTGGCTTCGGTCATGCGCGGCAGCTTGGCGGCAGCCATGGCGAACACCAGCTCCTCGGCAATCTCCCGGTGGTCGTCGTCGGCCAGTGGCGAGTACATCCAGTGACCGAAGCATTGCAGGCTGGCCGGCAGCGTACCGATGACCGACTGCACCATGCCGCACAGCGCCTGATCGAGCGCCACGTCGGTGCGGCGGTCCTTCTCGGTCTTCTGGATGCTGGCTCCTAGCTGGCCAACCTCCAAGGCATAGGCAGTAGTCGATTCACGGCGCTGGTACATGCTGTCATGCCAGAGTTGACGCGCGCTGTTCATCTTCATGCTGCTGCTCCCCGTGCTGCTGCCGCATCGCGGCGAAAGAAGGTACCGCCGACGCAGTGAATGAGCGTCCGCTTGCCATTGGCGTAGGTGATGTCGTGAGAATGGGTCCAGCTGCTCAGCGAGCCGGCGTTGTAGCCCATGTTCATTTGCGAGCTAGTACCGACCGAGTGGGCGCCGTCGATGATCCGGGCTCCGTGTCCGTGCCCGTGGGTGACCTTGGCCCCTACGGTGGCGAATGCCTGCGTGCTGCCGCGTGCGCCGTTCGGCCCGCGGTGCCCGTGGTTGCTGAAGTCGATGCCGAAGCGCATGAACGACTCGTCCGGCCGCAGCCACTTGAGCCGATCGCCACGCTCCATCAGGCAGTCCATCCAGTACCGGAACGGGTCGCAGTAATCACCGTCAGCGATGGCCTTGAGCATGACGGCCTTGGTCTCGTGGAAGACGATGGCGTTCTCGAGGTCGTTGGCGTTCTCGGCCTTCTCGAGCCACTGAGTGAAGTGGTCGTGATGGTTGGAGTTGACCATGATCGTCTGATCGGCGAACGATGCCAGGTCGTCGACGTGGCGCGCGGTCTTCTTCAGCTCATGCAGCACGCTCGAGGTGCCCTCTACGTGGCGCTTGAACTTCTCGAAGAACTTGCTGTGATGGCTGGCCGATCCGAAGTTCAGCACGTCATGCAGAACCAGGTGCTTCGGCTGGATCAGCGCGGCAAGGGCTCTGGTGGCCTCTGTGACGCCTGGGTCTGCCATCTCTGCATGGATGTCGCCCATCGTCAGCACTTCAGCGCGCGGAGCCTTTTCAGGCCCTTTGACGGTGTACTTCGTGTCCAGGTCGATGAAGCTGCCATCCTTCATCGGGCAGATATGGCGGATATGGTTGCGCGGGCCATCTACCTCGACGACTACCGCGCCGAGCGTATGGTGGAACTCGCCCTTCTTGCCGGCGTTGGTGTCGCTGTACTGCTCGACAGTGCAGGCGCCCGTGGTCAGTACCAGCTTGGCCGGGTCGCCCATGCGAGTGGCCACAGACTCGAGCGCGATCTTGGTGTGCCCCAGGATGGCAGAGTCACGGCCGGAGACGGTCAGCCAGCCCTGCAGCGGTTTGACCGCCGTCGGCTGGATCTTGATGTCCGCCAGAACGACCAGGCCGTTGGCGATCTTCGTCCGCTCGTGCGTGATGTACGGCATCAGCCGAGCATCCCACCAGTCGTCATCCGCCACTTCGTCCCGGCGAGTCGGGTTCTTGTAGCGCATGGGGATCACGATCAGCCGGGCGCCCCGCAGGGAGCAATACAGCTGCAGCGTCTTGAGGAATGCCGAGTGCGCCTTGGTGGCATTCACGGCTGCGGTGATGACGTAGGTCTCGGCTGTGGCGAGCGCCATCTCTACCGACGCCGATGCCGATTGCAGCAGGCCAAGTCGAATGAGGCGCGACCGGTGACGCTCCACGTTGCGGATGTCCAGGTCGAGCAGCGCGGCCGCCTTGGCGTTGCTGTTCTGCGCAAGCGCCCGGATCAGCGTTGCGTCGTCGTGTTTGCGTGCGACCATTAAGCGGCCTCCCCCGAGGTGTACTGCATGATGCGAACGCGTACTGCGCCGCCCTTGACTGTTTCGTCGCTCACGCTGAGCTGAGTCACGAACCGGTTGTCATCGATGCCCAGCGCATCCGCCAGGCCGTCGCGGCCAGCCTTGAATGCGGCGAGCATGTTGTCGTCGTCCCGCTTTCGCCTGTCGGGCGGCAGGAACTCGATTGCGAGCAGTGCGCGGCCTTCCGGCATGACCATCCCGGCCGCCTTGCAAAGCAGGTGGCAGTCGGCACGGTACTTCTTTGCTATCGGCGCCTTGGCTCGCCAGTGCTTGCGCGAGTTCGGGCTGAGTTCCTTCGGCGGCCAGGGCAGCAGGACTTCGGTCATCTACTCCCCCTCGCCTTCAGAGCCGCCACAACGGCAGGTCGCGCACTCTCCGGAACAGCTGCCAGCAGGACGTTGCCCTGCCTCTGCCTCTCCGGCCCCTTGAGATCGCGCACCTTCCACCGGATCAGGCAGGCCGTTTTGTCCGCTTCGATCAGCGCCCGAGCATCGGCAGTCAATTCCGCCAAGTTCAATCCAGCATTCGCCGCAGAGGTGGTCATGCATGGCTCGCCTCCGCGTAGTGGTGTTTGCAGTGCTGGCGCGGAAGGCCTTGGTATGGGTAACCGCAATCACCGCACTGAACGCTGCGCTTCTCCGGCGCGAAGTTCAGGTGCTTCTCAGTCGGGAACGACACGTCTACGCCTTCCACGGTGCGCGGGTCGTTGAAGCCCTTCTGCTCAGCGCTGCGGCAGTCGATGGTGTTCTGCTGGCCAAATTGCGCCTCTTGCACTTTGCTCAGGTGAGAAAGCAGGCGCTCCAGGTACCAGCGAGCCTTCTTCACGTCCTCGATGCCGTTCTTGGCCTCGTAGCGCCACAGGTACTTGATGATGTTCGCGGTGCAGGCCGCTTCGATACCGCGCTTGTCCACGGTTGCCGCTTCGATGGCGTCGATGCACTCAACCGCGCCGCGGGTGTAATGGGTTGGGTTGATAGCGTCAGTCATTGCGGCTTCCTTGTGGCTCTGTTGTTTGCGATCAGGGGGAGCTGGCCGGGCTTTAGCGGCCAGGGGTGTTCCTTGCGGCAGTCGTGGCACCAGACGATCTGGCGGCTGCTGAATGCCGTGGTGTCGTGGTTGGCGTTGGTTGGGCATGGGACCTTCAAGCTGCACCTCGCACACTGATCAGCCCGGCCTCGTACCAGCGCATTTGCGTCTCAGCGAGAGCGCGCAGCACGTCGCGGAAGTCGATATCGGCCTTGATCCGGCCATCGAGGCGCGCATGACAGGCGTCGCACGCATGGATAGCGAACAGGTCAGGAGTCTTGATCCCGACTCCGCGCATACCGACCGGCAGATGGGCGAGAACCACCGTGCCGTCATCGTGGCCGCAGCCCGGAAGGCGCAGGGTGCAGGACTGGCCGCGAGCCGAATCGCGCAGTTTCTTGCTGACTATTCGGCTCATGCCACCTCCCGGAACGTCTCGAACTCGGCCATCTCGGTCAGGCGCTCCTCGGTGAGCGTCGGCCAGTCGGTCTTCACCAGATACGCGCAGCACTGGCGCCAGAAGTCCTGGAATGCCTCCTCGCCCATCGAGTCGAACGCGAGGCTTTGCGGGACCAGGCGGCTTAGGCGGCCAAGGCCGGGAATGTCGAACTCCTCCCGGTCGCAGTACACGCCCGATTCGGCCTGCAGCTCCTTGATGGCAGCGTGGGCCTGCATCCCGGCAAAGCGGTCGATGTTCTGGACGAGTACGCGACCAAGGCCGTGCACCAGTCGATTGAATCGCTCGTTGCGGGGCTGCTTGAGGTCGGCGCGAACCTTGGCGTTGAGCTTGAATCCGCGCTCTGTCATCAGCGCAGCATCAGCATCAGAAGCGGCCACGAATGCGGCGCGCTCCTTGCCGGTAGCCGGGTCGATCATCTTGCGAAGGGTCAGGTAGACCGGCATCGCCTTAGGGGCTTTAGCCATTTACGCGGCCTCCTTCAAAGCTGGCAGCGAGCTCAACGAATGCTGCGTAAGCCACTGCTGCCACTTGCCCGTTTCCAGAGGAGCGGTATCGGTCCACCCTTCCGGCCATCCCATCAGCCACTCGTGAATTGCCGGGCTCGGACGCCCAAACACTCGCCGGAACTCGCGCGCGGCCGGCCACTTCTGCATTGAATCGGCGCAGTAGTTCGCCTTGGTCGTCGGCGTGTGCAAGTAGCCAGTAGCGCTGCCGAACGTGGTCAGCACCCAGGTCTGCCGCGGACAGGGGAAGCATTCGGACTTGGTAACCCATGCGAACGAGGTCGCGTCCGGCTTCTTCAATTGCTCGCTCGGCGACGTTCTCGGCGAAGACAAGCCTGGGAGCGACATCTGCCACGATCCGGCGCATCTCCGGCCAAAGGTTTTCAGCGTTGTTGCGTCCAGCAGCGGCAGTGCTGAAGGCCTGGCAGGGAAAGCCTCCAGATACGACGTCAACAATTCCGCGCCACGGTAGGCCGTCAAACGTTCGAACGTCATCCCAGATGGGGAATGGAGGGAGAGCTCCATCGTTTTGTCGCTGGACCAGTACCCGCTGACAGTGCTCGTCGTGCTCGACTGCGCAGACAGGAGTGATGCCGAGCAGGTGGCTTGCGAGCAGGCCGCCACCAGCGCCCGCGAAAAGAGCCAGCTCATTCATACGGCCCTCGCTTCACGGATGGACTGGCACTCAACGCAGCACACCGCCGACGGATAGGCCTTGCGGCGAGCGGCAGGAATCTCCTCATCGCAGTCGACGCAGAACTCAGCGCCCTGCCCCTGCAGCCTGGCCTGTACCAGCGCCACGCCACCTATACGATCTGCCTCCTCTAGGCCAGTAGCGCGATCTGTTACATCGGGGGCTGTGCGGGCCTGGTGGAAGGCTTCGGTGATTTCCATGTAGTCGCTCATTTCCGTGCTCCTACGCCGCGCTGGGTGCTTCCGTCAGCACAGACGACGCGATGGTCATTGCCGCGGGATAGGCCTATGCCTGCCCCGGTTGTGTGTCGTATCTGGTAGCCCTGGCGCTGCAGGAGCTGGATGGCGTGCTGCTGGAGGGCGGTCATGCTGCTTTCTCCTGAGCACGCCAAACGGCGGCGCGCTGGGCAAATAGGCCTAGGGCGTGTTCTGCCGGGCTCTTGGTTCTGTGCTGCTCAACCTTCGCGGCATTGAGCGGCGCATGGATTTCGCGCTTGTAGCGCTCGAGCTGCTCGCGCGACTGCATGCCCTGGATGACCTCAACGAGCACATCGCCAAGCAGTGAACATGCGGGGCGCTCGCGACGGTGGCCGGCGCGCAGGTAGGCGGAATAGGTGTGGCTGTCGAGGTACTGGCGGACGATGTCGCCGAGCTCTGCGGTTGAATAGGCAACACAGTGGCCTTCCGGCTCGTAGCTGACCATTCCGTGATAGAGCTCGCCGCCGAGTATCTCCATGTCGCCGAAGCCGAACAGCACCGGACATGCAGTCTTGAGCTCGACGTCGCGCGCCTTTTCTTTCTCGACCTCGGATGGCGAGGCGCCCTTGACTTCGAGGTACACGCCAGCGGCCGGGATGAAGAAGTCAGGCACGTACCAGCCGTGGCGAGTGGTGAAAACCTCGGGCTCGTATACCCAGCCGATCGACAGGGCATCCATAATCGACGCCCAACGAGTTTCGGAATGGGAGCGCATTTCGTAGCCGCCGTGGCGGAAGATGGTCTGCTTGCTGCGCATCACCAGTCCTCCTTGCTTTCGGCTTCCGGCCGGCAGTAATTCGCCAGCGGAACGAATCGCGACTTATCACCCTGGAAGGCCGTGCGGACGGTACCGATCTTCCCGTCACGGTTCTTGCGGATCAGGATCTCGCCGATTCCGGCGTCAGGCGTGTTCGGGTGATAAACCTCGTCCCGGTAAACGAACATCACGATGTCGGCGTCCTGCTCGATGGCGCCGGATTCGCGCAGGTCGGACAGCACCGGGCGCTTGTCGGGGCGGGACTCGCAACCGCGGTTGAGCTGCGACAGGACCATCACAGGGCAGCCAATCTCGCGAGCCAGTAGCTTGATCTGGCGCGACATGGCCGTTACGTCCTCGACGCGGTTGCCGCCATCGCCTTCAACCAGGCCCAGGTAGTCGATGACGATCAAAGCCATTCCGCCCATGCGGTGCTTCTGCCGGCGCGCGATTGCGCGAATTCGCGGCATGGTCATCACGGGCACATCGGACACGGTGATCGGTGCGTCACGCAGCTTCAGCGCAGCAGCGGCGAGCTCCATCGAGTACTCATGCGTGCAGGTACCATCCTTGAGGCCGGGCAGCGGGATACCACCGACTGCGGCAAGCAGACGATCCATGAGCTGCTCTTTGCTCATCTCCAGCGAGATGACGAGGACCGGCTTGCGCTGCTCTACCGCGACCTCGGCAGCGATGTTCATGGCAAAGGTCGTCTTGCCCATGGCCGGGCGACCCGCAACGACGATCATCTGGCCTGACTTCATGCCCTGGACGCTTCCATCCAGATCAGGGATGCCAGTCGACAGGCCGTCGATAGTCACGCCGGCGACGCTGCGATCGTGGCGCGCCTGCAGGATCTCAATGTGGTTAGCCAAGATGTCGCCTACCAGCTGGCACTCCCCATCTGTGCCGGAGAGGTCAAGGCCGAGCGCGAGCGCCTGGGCCTGGGCGATCTTGTCCTCGACGCTTGCCTGCTCATGCGCCACTTCGGTGATGCGGGCGCCGGCGTCTGCGATCTGGCGCGCAATGGCACGGTCGCGAACAATTGCGGCGTAGGTCTTGGCGTTGGCTGCGCTCGGGGTGTTCTTCTGGATCTCGGCGGCATAGACCAGAGTCATCTGGTCGTTCGAGAGTGTTCCGCGGCGGTCGGCCAGCGTGATGATGTCGACAGGCTTGCCTTCGTCGTGCAGCGCGAGAATCAGGCGATACAGGTCAGCGTTCTCGGGATAGGCAAAGGCGTCTGCAGACAGACCTTCCGAGATGACATCGATCAGGTGCGGCTGAATCAGCATGGCGCCAATGACGCCGTGTTCAGCTTCCAGGCTATGGAGCTCGATCATGCTTGCTCCTCCAGCTGGCGGAAGACGGCACGCGAGCAGATGATCTCCAGACGCGGGGCAACGTTGGCGCCGCGGTAGTAGACCTGGCTCAGGCGGTTGGCCTTGTCGAAGATGGTTTTCCAGAACTGGCTGTTCTGATGAGTTTCCGCTTCGGTCCAGCGCTCAACGATCAGGCTGCGCAGCGCCTTGTCGGATGCGACCGCGACCTTCGGCAGGTTAGGGCAAGCGCGCTGGTACAGGTCGATGATCTTGTCGACCGGCACGCCAGCCTCGGACACGCCACTGCCGACCTTGAGGTGGGCCTTGGCAAGCCAGTTGACCAGGAAGCGGCGGTAGTCCTTCTTCGGGCGATTGGCGGAAGCCCAGGCAGCGGCGCGAACGATCTCAGTCTCGACGTCAACCGGTGCGTAGGCTTTCGCCCACTTGGTGATCAGGTCAGAGCTGACCTGGAAGTCCTCGCCGTTGAACGAAACCCCGGAATCTTTCTCGACCTGGGCGGGCTCGCCCCCTTGGGGGGCAGTAATCTGTTCCGAAGGAACAGTTACTAGGGGTTCTTTCTTTGTATAAAGAAGGGAAGTTGCCGTTTTGGTCTCACTCGAATCAGTAACGAGTGAGACAATTTGGGCTGAGTGAGACGATTTGGTCTCACTGAGACGGGCTTTCTTCTCTTCGTAGAAGGACCACTCGGAGACCGGAGAAACACCCAGCTCACCGCGGCTACCACCAACACGGAAGATGATCCGACGCTCGAGCAGGTGACTGATCGCCTTCGATACGACATCGCGGCGCATGTTGGTCAGCTTGCCGATCTCGTCAGCAGAGAGACGCTTGCTCTCGACGTTGTAGCCGATGGTCTGGCGGGCGATAGCCATCACGACGCGGAACTCACGGGCTGGCAGGTCGACTGCAGCCAGAGCCTCCATGATGCTGTTGTCCATCCGGGTGAACCCCCGTTGGGTGTTGCCAATCTGAATAACGTTTGTCATGATTCGTCCTGTGTGTTGTTGCTGTTGAAGAACCCGGGCCGTCATCCCGGGTTTTTTATTGCCTGTAGAAAACCACTGGTTGGATCTACACCCCCTACCGGGGTGATGCAGCTTCTTTACCGCTTGGCCTAATCTGGAACCCATGGAAACCACTGACATGGACGTTCAAATGACTAGGCCGGGAATCTCTGAATCAGGAAGCCTCTTGCCAGGGGAAGTCCGGGCAGAGGTCACGGCGATTAACTGCGCCACCAGTGGCACGCTCGATCTGGATGGCGCGCTCGGCGGTGATACCGCGATGGCCGGAGATCAGGCGGGAGAGATAGGTGGGCTTGACGCCAAGGAGAGCAGCGAGCTTCTGCTTCTCGCCGCGGGGCAGACTCTTTGCGTAAGTGGCGAGGTCCATGCGGATTTACCTGCGGGTACATTTACCACGCAGTTTACCTCACAGAACCGGCAGGTCAAGGTAATTTCCCGCGAGGAAAATGCCGGTTTTAATAGCGGCATGGACATCTCAGAAATTCGCAAACATCGGGTCGCCCAGCTCATTGATCAGCGCTTCAATGGGGTCGCTGCCGACTTCGCTGCGGCTATTGGCCGGACGCCTTCGTATGTCTCCCGCATGCTGTCCTCGAACAAGCACAGCAGGGGCATTGGCGAGACCATGGCGCGCAGCATTGAGCAGGCGCTGGACCTGGAGCCTGGCTCGCTGGATCGACCGCTGGACGCAGCCGAGCGCCCTCCCGTCAAGCAGGCCGAGCTGCCCTATGAGCTGGAGCCGGTTGGCGTATGGGATGACGAAACCCCGCTTGAGGACGGCGAGGTCGAGCTGCCTTTCCTGAAAGAGGTCGAGCTGTCCGCAGGAAGCGGCAGAACGGCTATCCATGAGGCGGGGTCAAGGAAGATGCGCTTTGGTGCCAGGACGATGCGTGCCCGCGGCGTGGAGCCCGCCAACGCGGTTTGCGTGACGGTTACCGGCAACTCCATGGAGCCGGTGCTGCGCGACGGCGCCACCGTGAGCATCGACCGCGGCACTACCCGCATTCACGACGGCGACATGTACGCGATCGACCATGACGGTCAGCTGCGCGTGAAGCAGCTCTACCGTCTGCCAGGCGGCGGTATTCGCCTGCGTAGCTTCAACCGTGACGAGCATCCCGACGAGGAATACAGCCTCGATCAAATCGAACGCCACAAGATCCGCGTCCTCGGCCGGGTCTGGTGGGGCGCCATGTTTTTTTGAGGGCCTCGTTCGGGCCTTCCATCTCGCGTCAACCCTGCCATCATCGACGAACGGTCGACATATCAAATCTTTGGTTCAATTCAGGGGCGGTGCCATCATCCGGCACCCTGCTCCGGCGCCGATATAGAAAACAAATCGATGCGTGGATTGGCCCATAGATTTATTTGCCAGCCCTCATAGCCGAATGCCACTACCCTGTAGCGATTTGTAAAGGACGCCAGGGCAAAGGAGTTTTTGATGGATTGTTCGACGTGCACCAACCGGTGCGAAAGCATGTTGTCCCGCCAGGATCTTGAGCGCAGCGGAGTTGACCAGGCGAACATTAGGAAGATGCGGCTGGCGAAACACATGACGCGGCCAGCCATGCCCTTTGATGCCGAGGTTCTGCTTGATTGCGAGGACCAAGACCTTCGCCCTGGGCACGCCTTCATCATCGACATTGGCGGCGCCCTGCGCTTTGCGTTCGCTGCCCTGCTGCCTGGCGGCGGCATGAACCTTCACGCAGCCTACGATCCAGCCCATTCCGAGGCTGTCGAGGCCTCTGCGGCTGGTAAAGCCCAGGTAATCGGGCGCGTGTTCAGGGTGGACTGGCTCACAGGATGACCGCATTGGCGAGAAAAGAACCTGCTTCGGCAGGTTTTTTTGTGCCTGATTTTTGACTTTGACGAGAAGGAGTTACCTACATGGGAGGTAAACTTTTCCAAAAATATTTACCTCGACTGCTTGACGTATGTTTTCCGCGTGGTAAATTTACCTCAACGCCAAGCAACACGGCGAGCGACACAGGCAGCGATGCCTTGGCTACGGCCAAAACGCTCTTTAACAACGTGAAGACGAGCCAACAGGCGCCGAGTGAATCCGGCAATTGAGTTCTGTTGGACGGTAACGCAACAACGCAAGGCGTCCGCCACCGGTTACCGGCGCGGAGGTTTGCGAGAGACACGATGAGCCGGGGTAATCGCCCCGGCCTGCATCGGAGAGTGATCTGAGGCACGCGCTTGTAACTGCCGCAACGCTACGGGCAGTCGCCAAAAAGTGGATTGGGTGAAATGACTCAAGCGCCCCGTACCCAAGATGCCGAGAACAATGCCGGCCAGATCACTCCCCAATGCAGCAACACCGACATAGGGAGAACGACATGGACACTATCCAAGTAGAAGGATGGCAAGGCCACCTCGGGAAAGGCCTCGCCCCTCGGCAGTTGGCGGCAACGATTTACGCGGCCCTGGGCTTCACCCGGAAGGAGATCGCCAAGCACATGGAGTGCAGCCCGGAGACGATCAAGACCCAGCTCGAGACAGCACGCCACAAGCTGGACAACCAACCGACAGTGCGCGATCTGTGCCGCGAAGCCATGCGCCGGGGAATCATCGCCCCGCTCGTGCTGGCGTTATTGGTAGGCGCAGAGCACAACACGCAGGTTCGCCCGATTCGCCGGCCGGAAGCGCCCCGCTCTCAGGTGGTAGTGAGAGCGCAGCGGATGGAAGAGGCGCAGTTGGCGGCTTAACAGGAGGCAATAGAGATGGAAATCAGCGATCACGATGTGGCTTTTGCGCGCAGCCAGATCGGACGGCAGCTCACTGATTTGCGCTACTGCGGTGACCGGGAAGGCGTTGATGTGCTAGGGCCTCGCTGCCTTGGATTCATTAGCGCGCTGGCCATGGTTGGCGTCATTACCCAGCACGAATACATGCGGATCAGCACCCTAGCGAACAACGCTTGGGCATACGCCGCCAAAGACACAAGGAGATAGCCATGGAATGCGATTTCGACACCCTCAGCGATTTCTTCAGCGCCGAGCAAGGCCCCGCCCTGATTCACGGTGCAGCGCCGTTCACCCCGCTGGAGTGGCGCGAGACGGTCAGGATGGTATGCCGCGATGGCCGCGCGCTGCCTGCTCTGGCCCATCGCTACCTCGCCTGGCGCGAGGCATCGGCCTGCGGCTGCACTAGCCGGTACTGCACCCTGCATCGGAAAGCCGCGTAATGCGGCGCTTCACTAAGCCGATGCGGGGCTGCCGGATCTTCTCCAGCGACAAGCACATGACCCTGCCAGCCGGAGAGCTGGTTGGGTGGTGCGAGAAGGTCGACGGGAACGTCTGCATATTCAAGCCGCCGTGCTCGCTTGAGCTGGACAGATTCATCTGGCTGCACAAGGACGGGCCGAATCCTTGGTTCGAGTATGCCGCCTAACCCCACCCCCGCAGCTTGGCGACAGGCTGCAGCGGGGATTAACGGAATGGAGAGAGAGATGAAATTTCGACTGCACATCACTCTGCAGGATGACAGCGAAGACATCGTGGTAATTGAGGGCGATACGATTGAAGAGCTGCGAGAGGCCGCCCGCACTCAAGTCCGCATACGCAACGGCAAAGACGCATGGTCGGAAGAGATCGCCTAACCGCCCCATGGGCACCCATAAGCACATAGGAGGATGAGATGAGCGAATGGATAAGCGTTGAGACGGAACTCCCGCCTCCAAACAAGCAAGTGATCGTGTGCCGGGCTGACAAAACCACTGACGGACCTTTCTTCGCCATCCGCAAGAATCGCGAGCAGCGGCCGTGGCAGTACCTAGATGGCGACACCTGCTACACGAACATTACGCACTGGATGCCGCTGCCAGAACTGCCGAGCACCCCATGCTAACCCTACCCCAAACCCTCCTCCTCATCTGCGTACTAGCTGCGCTGTTGGGCTGGGAGTGGTGGCGCCATAAACCCTGACCCAGCCAGGCCAGACCCTAACGGGCCTGTAATAACCGGACGGCGCCCGGTGCTGGTAGCGCCATGACCATCAGCTGGAGCCGATCCGGCGTCACGGAAGACAACTCCTGCCTAGCGCCTGCCGGGTATCGGTAGCAGGCATTCATTCCATCGCCCATCCGGGCAACCGAGGTATCCACCATGAAGCACTACGGACCCATAGGGCGCCGCGAACCGCCGTGCCCGGATGACAGCGTTTCCGCGAGGATTCAACGATGAAATTCGAGATCGACCTAGATGAATACCTCCTCTCCGTTGAGGTAACCCATTGCGCAGTCGTTGAACCTGACTATCGGTGCCGGGACAGCGCGGACGATTACTACGGCTACAGCGAGCTTGAATTCACCATCACCAGCGGTTCTGTCTTTGACGAAGACGGAAACGAAACGGAGCTGGATCTGAATGGTTGCGCAGCGGTTGCCGATGAGCACGCGGAGCGGATCGAAGATCGGCTGTGGAACATGATCGACGCCAAGCGGGAGGCAGCATGAAGACCGACATCCAGAAGGCCGTATTCGACCTGTTCTGCATCTGCCACGACGTGACGCAGGCCGGGCAATACGAGGCGTACCTCTCCTACGCCGGCAACACAAACGGCATCTACGTCCGCGTCTACGACAGGGCAGAGGATCAGACGGTGTTCAGTCAGCACTACTACCTCAACGGGCTGACCGGCGAAGGCGACCCGGACCTGATCGACAAGCTCCGCGCCCTATCCGATCGGGTCAGCGAGTTCCTGCTACCAGCACAGGAGGAGGCGGCATGAGCAAGACGCACTATTACCCTCCATTCCTCGCTGGGGACGAGGAAGCCGAGCGCGGCCCTTGCGGTGTATGGCTAGGTGAAACCAGCAAGTTAAGCGGTGACTGGCGCGCCGTCGACTGCGCGCGCTGCCTCAAGAAAAGGCTGGCGATCACATCCAGCAGCGAAGCCGAAGAGCGCGCCATCGTCCAGCAGATGGGCGACATGGCGGAGTTCATGCGCTCACAGCAAGGAGCCCAGCCATGAGCATTCACAGCCTGAAGCATGACGCCCACGTGAGCCACCCGGGCCTGCCTAAAGCCAACTGGATCAGCCTCGACTTTCGCGGCTTCTCGCTGCGCCGGCCTCGACTCATGAGAATGCGGCTGGCAAATGCGGCGAGCTTCTGGGTTCTCGGGATCAATGTCGTGATCCGGCGCCCGTGGCTTGCAGGGCCAGCCCGCCAGCTGCACCCCGAATTGTTTAAGGGAGCCCAGCCATGACCATCCAACTCAAGGAGCTGGCCGGCGCCCTAGGCATCACCGTAGCCGGATCGCTTATCGGAACTCTCGCCTACGTGGCGTTATTGGGGGGTGTGTGATGGCTAGCCAAAGACAACGAGCCCTTCGCTACGCATGGTGGCGGGGCTTCGCAGTGACCCTTGCACTACTCACCGGCTGGGCTCTCGCTCACGGCCTTGCAGATCGAATCACCAACGGGGCGCCGCTATGAGAACCCTCCCCCCCCCCTACGACACCGGCCCGCACGACGACACCCCATCAGGCCACTCATTCGCAGCGGCGTGGTGGACCCTTACCGGGTTCGGCGTCCTTTCCGCAACGCTCGCTTTCGGCCTCATTGGTGAGGCGGCGATTTACTACCTATTCGGAGGTTGAGCATGAACAACCAGAACATGAGCATCTGGAGCCAGGTTGAGAAGACCGCTCCGGAAGCCACCAAGTCCGCAAAGGTCAACGGCCAGCAGATCACCTCGATCAGCGGCCAGCACATGATCAAGCGCGCAACGGAGGTGTTCGGCCCGGTCGGTATCGGCTGGGGCTGGACGGTCGCCGAGGAGCGCTTCGATCAGGGCGGCGAGATCCGCAACGACAAGGGCGAACTGATCGGCCACGAGGTCGGCCACACCATCCGCGTCAAGCTCTGGTTCATGCAGGGCGACAAGCGCGGCGAAGTTGAGCAGTACGGGTGCACGCCGTTCACCTACAAGAGCAAGTGGGGCGTCACCACGGACACAGAGGCGCCGAAGAAGTCGCTCACCGATGCTGTGAAGAAGGCGCTGGCGATGCTCGGCTTTAGCGCTGACATCTTCCTAGGGCTCTACGACGACCGCGATTACGTGGCTGAGCGTGAGGCCGAGGCGCAACTTGAGCAGGCCGAGAACAAGGAAGCCGAGGCGGCGCGCCAAGCGCAAGAGCGGCTCGACTGGCTCAAGGCCGCGCTCGAAACGATGGCTAAAGCGCAGACGCCGCATGAGCTGAAGAAGTTGCACGATACCTACGTGCGAAGCGCAGACCGCCGCGGAGAAAGCAATTTCGTCAAGCGTTTGGCTAAAGCCTTCGCTGAGCGAGACGCCGAGCTAAAGCAGCCAGCCGAGGCGAAGTCTGAGGATAAAGCAGCATGAGCGCACTCTACGAAATCACCGGCCAGTTCAAGGAGCTGGCCACGCTGCAGGAGACGGCCGACGAGGATCTGGCCGTCGCCATCCGCGACACGATGGCGGGCATCGAAGCCGAGTTCAACGACAAGGCGCTGGCCGTGTCGCACGTCATCCTGAACTTCGACGCCGACGTTGCTGCACTCGACAAGGAAATCGAACGCCTGCAGGAGCGCAAGCGGCTGGTCACCAACCGCCAGCGCGAGATCAAGGAGTACCTGCGCGAAAACATGGAAGCGTGCGGCATGACGAAGATCAGCTGCCCGCTCTTCACCATCACCCTGGCAAAAGGCCGCGAGTCGGTCGTCGTGGATGACGAGAACAGCATCCCGGACGACCTGATGCGCGTGAAGACCGAGATCGCGCCAGACAAGATTGCCATCGCCGCCAAGCTTAAGGCCGGCGAGGAAGTGCCCGGTGCGCGCCTAGAGCGCGGCCAATCATCCATCCGCATCAAGTAAGGGGCTATCAATGCCAGTATCAGACTTTGGCCGCATCGGCCGGGACGCAGAGGTTCGCTACACACAATCTGGAGACGCTGTATGCAGCATCCCGGTAGCCGTGGACTACGGCCGCAAGGGGCAGGACGGCAAGAAGCCTACGCAATGGTACGAGCTGACCTTGTGGGGCAAGCAAGCTGAAGGGTTGGCTGAGTACCTGACCAAGGGCAAGCAGGTGTTCTTCACTGGCACCGACCTGCACATCGAGACATTCCCCAAGAATGACGGCACGGAAGGCGTAAAGCTGGTTTGCCGCTGCTCGGAAATCAAGTTCGCCAGCGATGGACAAGGCCAGGCGACGCAACCACAGCGACAGCAGCCACAGCAGCAAGCACCGCGTCAGGCGCAGCGGAGCCAGCAGGCCGCGCCGCCGGATGAGTTCGTAGACGATATCCCATTCGCCGACCCCTACCGCGGCGCCCGCTCGCTGCTGATCTGATCCACCCCGGGCGCCCAGCGCGCCCTCCTCCCCGGTACACACCCATGCTCATAGACAACCATGCCATAGCGCAGGGCGAGGCTCTGCGCGCGCAAATTGACGCGGCCACGGCTGCATTCCTGAACGCTGGCGGAAAGATCCAGCTGCTGCCGGACAGCATCGGCAAGCCGATAGAGATCAAGCCGGTGGCGTTCAACAACGCCGGCAACCTGGAGGCGGACCAGCGCAGCCGCAAGCGTGGCGCCCGCAACTCTGCCGTATCGAACAGCCTCCCGCTGCGCAAGCGTGGCACGCCGCAGGCCAAGCAGAACGACATGCTTCGGCAGGAGTGGCCATGAAACGCAACCTACCCCACGCCCGGCTCAACAAACTGAGCCGGGCCATTGTCCGCCAGTTCCGCGTCGCAGTCGTGAACATGGACCCAGAAGGCCGGCAGGGACTGGTCGACTGGAAGACCTGCCGCAGCATCGCGCCGAGCCGGCAGATCGCCGAGGCCATCTGCGACATAGCCCATAGCTGGGTCATCTACCTGGCCGCGTTCTGCGTCGACCAGAAGGGCGAGCAGTACATCAAGGCCAGCGAGATCGCGCCGCAGGGCATTTACCGATCCGACAGCCTGGCCGGCGTGCTAGAGGAGCATTACCGAGCGCTGGTGAAAAGCTGCAACCCGAACCACCTGGTCGGCTCCGGCTGGATAGCCATGCCTGGCGGCACGTCGCTGGACGAGGCGCAGGCCGCGCGGATCTTCGAGGCGTGCGGGGCTTGGCAGGTGCGCGAGGTGGCAGCATGACAGCAGTAGCCAAACACCTAGACGGCGAGCTGGTAGAGGACGTTTCGGAGTTCTTCGCCCCAATGTCTGCAGATCTGGTAGACGGCCTAATCGGCCAATACAACGCAGCACGCAGCAACATCGAGGCGCTGGCCGAGGCCGTGCGCGACGGCCAGAACGCATTAGCCCTGCACTACTTCGTCGAAGGCAACGTGCGAGAGCAGCGGCACAGCATGCCGACCACGGTTGAAGCGCTGTTCCGCGTCGAGGGCGCCATTGCTCAGCTGAACGCGGACTTTTGGAGCCGCGCGCTGCGCATGACGGATGTGATGGACTACATGCCGCAGAAGCGCCGCGAAGAGTGGCACGAGCAGATCCGCAACCCGGAAGGACGCAAGGCAAGCAAGTACAGCGGCGAGACAGAGCTGCCGCCGCTTCCTGAGTTCGAGGAAGCCACGGTGCGGTCGACGCTTACCAGCCTGCTGCACAGCCGCTCACAATTCCTGGCTGAGCGTGTCGACGGCATCTTCCGGGCGCTGAGCCGGCAGCACGTGACCAACCAGCCGCAAGGCTTCGGCAAGCGCATGATCATCCAGGGCGTGTTCAGCTACGGGACGGCCGGGCACATCAACGACCTGCGCTGCGTGATCGCCAAGTTCATGGGGCGCGACGAGCCAAAGCATGGCTCTACCGATCCCGTCATCAAGGCGGCGAGTCGGCAAAATGGCCAGTGGATGTCGGTTGACGGCGGAGCGCTGAGGATTCGCGTCTACGGTGGCGTGGCCACGGCTCACCTTGAAGTTCACCCGGACATGGCGTGGCGGCTCAACGCTATCCTGGCGAACCTGCACCCGACAGCTATACCGGCTGAGCTAAGAACAAAGCCGAAGCGCGCCAAGAAGCTCAAGGACTTCGAGCTGTTCGACAGGCCGCTGCCGTTTGCCGTGGTTGACCTGCTCGCCGGGATGCGCCAAGTCAGCGAAAAGCTGGACGGCTGGCCAGAGCGCTACAAGGAAGTGCCGAACGCGATGCGCTTCGACTACGGGCAGCACGACAAGGCGGCTATGGCAGAAGCTGAGAAGGTATTGCAGGCGCTAGGCGCGACCAAGGTCGCCCACTACTGGCAGTTCGATTACAACCCGACCGAGGTGCTGGACGCAGTAGTGTGCTCTGGCTGCATCCCTGACCAGAAGTCTCACCAGTTCTACCCGACCCCGGAGAGTATCGCGCTGGCGGCGGTTGAGCTGGCACAGATCGATCCGCACCACGGCGTGCTTGAGCCGAGCGCAGGCCAGGGTGGCATTGCCGATCATCTGCCACAGCTGCAAACGACCTGCGTCGAGATCAGCCCTCTGCATTGCGAGATCCTGCGCGCCAAGGGGCACAGCGTCATCGAGGCCGACTTCCTGAAGTGGGCGCCAGGCCAGCCCAAGGCAGACCGCATCGTGATGAACCCGCCATTCAGCGAAGGCCGCTGGCAGGCACACCTAGAGGCAGCCGCAGCCCTGCTCAAACCGGACGGCCGCCTTGTGGCAATCCTGCCGGCCAGCGCCAAAGGCAAGGAGCTGCTTCCGGGCTTCGCCCACGACTACTCCCGCATCTACGACAACGAATTCGCCGGCACGAACACTGCCGTCGTGATCCTGACTGCTACCCACAAATGAACGCACCCATCTTCTGCCGCACGGACGGCAAGCGGATCGGCCAATGCGCCTGCTTCCGCTGCCGCCCACCGGAGCCGCCAAAGGAGGCGCCATGCGCACCTACACCATCACCGTAACCGAGCGCCAGGCCGCCGAGCTGCAAGAGGCCTGCGAGCTACTGGCGCGGATCAAGATCGGCCAGATCGACCACGCCATTGAGCGGCTGCCGGGCTTCTACGACCGGCGCGACTGGGAGCGGGTCCACGCCACACGGCACGAAATCCAGCGCCTTGCCAACACGCTGATGCCGGAGGCCACAAAGCGCCGAGAGGATGGCATTGCGTGGGACTTGTATCAGGTCATCCGGCATCGTCTTTCATGGGATCGCGCACACGACCAAGGCGTGATCCAGCCCGGCGAGCCTCGCAAATGGCCCGAGATGATGGGCGTCTGCTACGACGAGCCGCTGGCAATGAGCGGGCTGCCGCTGGCCACAATCAAGGAGCATGAGTAATGAACGACACACTGAAGGTAGCCGGGCGAATCGGCGCTGAGCTGGGGGCTGCGAAGGCGGAGAACGATAGGCTGCGCGGGTTGTTGCAGCAGGTGGTCGATTGCCAAGCCGAACACTACGGCGATGGCTGCGGCCTGCACCTTTCCATGATCACGCTGGCTGGACGGATTAAGGACGCCCTATCCCAGCAGCCTGAGCCCACCGACACCTACACCGCCGTCGACATGGCCACAGCCGCAGCGCAGGGGTTCAGGGATGGGTATAAGGCAGAGCCAGCCCAGGCGCAGGATGAGCGCGAAGCCTTCGAGGCGTGGTTTCTAAGCAAGTGGCCTGCTAACCAGCTCTACCGGCGCGATGCTCTGCCGGCGAGCGATCCGCGCTATGACGAATACTGCAATCCGCATGTGCGTCATGCGTATGAGGGCTGGCTGGGCCGCGCAGCCCGCCCCGCGCAGACCGAGCAGCAACCGGTTCTGGCTGTTAGGGTGGAAGACGACTGCGTTGAGCACTTCCACCCTGAGTATGGCGGAGGCTATTTCTTCACGGAGGGTGCAATCGTAGAGATGTACGCCACCCCCATCGCGCAGACCGCCCCGCAAGGCAAGTTCCGCATTGGCGACCTCGTGAAGAAGTCCACCGGCAGCGAGTGGGTTGGGCGCGTGGTTGGCTGGTACTCGACCGAGCAGACCAAGGAAGGCTACGCAGTCGAGAGCAGCGCGCATCGCAACAGCGTGCAGATTTACCCCGCAAAGGCATTGGAGGCAGTGGAATGAGCAAGGTATTGGTTGATCCCGCTGCGCTGGAAGAGGCGGCAAAGTGGCTAGAGGTTCACTCGTCCAGTTCAGGCAGCGCTGAGGCTTTCGCGGCTGAGGCATTGCGCGAGGCCATCGCCCAGCCCGCAGAGGCGGAAGGTGTCGACTTCGGGTTCGATGATCGTTCCGTGCGGGTCAGCCAGGAGGCATACAGCATCTTCCTGGCCAGAGAACGTCACCACCTCGCCGCCCTGTCAGCCGTGACCGCCGAGCGGGATAGGCTGCGGGATGCGGCAGGAAAGGCCATTGCTTGGCTTGACGCAGAGCAAAACGAATCAGGGGTCGGGATCAACCGCAGAATCAAACTGTGCCGTGACGCAGAAAACTCGCTGCGCGCAGCCGTTGCAACTCAAGCAGGTGAATTATGAAGCCAATACGAATGCAGGTAACCGCATTAGGCGGGCGGATTATGGCCGGACACCCCAATAAGGCAGGCACGCAGCTTACCGAGGGCTCTCGCCAGGATGTTACCAGCGACTTCATGAAGTGCCTTTTGCAGAAAGCAGAACACCACGGTGACGGCTTCGAGATACACGGCGACGGAAAGAGTTGGGAAGTCACCGTAAGAGAGCTGCCTGCAACGCCCGCCATGGCTGCGAAGGAGGCGTGATATGGATACGCACAAGAAGATTGCCGAAAGCCATCCGAAGCTTTCGCGCGGCATGGTCTGGTGCACCAAGTGCGGTCGATCGCAGAAGGTCAACGCCGGCGGCTCGCTGCGGCACGGCTGGCCGGAATGCTGCGGCTACACGATGACCATCGACAGCCCGGAAGAGCGCAACCGCTCTTAACCCCCCTAACCCCACCCAAACACACAGCCTGCCGGCGAGAGTCGGCGGGAGGATATTGCTATGACTACTGAAAACCCGACGTACTGGTCAGATAACGAAGAAGACTGGAACTGCAGCTGCCTCGGCGACCTGCTGGCTGGCAATGAAGAGCTGAAGGCCGGAGACACGGTTTACTTCGGCACAGGTGTCCGTCCGCCTGCGACCGCGTTCATCAGCGCATCCGACGTCATCGAAATGATTGGCGAGCGCGCTTACGACAACTTCGGAGAGCACGCAGAAGACTACCCGGACGTAACAGCCGAGGCGAAGGCAGAGCTCGAAGCGATGATGAGCGATTGGGTGAATCGCCACTGTCACCCAACCTTCTACCGGATAACAGACGTGACCGAGTACGTACTTACGGAAGAAGACATACAGGACGCCAACGCCTAACCCCACACGCAGCAGGAGATAGACATGCACACAGACAAGGCGATAGCAGAGTTCGAGGCGTGGTACCGGGATAGATTCCCAATGGCCGAGCGAATGATCCAGGCAGGCAGCGGGGTCTGGATTACCCATCGCGACGAGATGAAGGAGTGCTGGCTGGCATCGCGGAGGGAGCTGGTGATTCAACTGCCTGCAAAGCCAGACGCAGACACGTTCACGCGAGTCCAGAGCGCTTACTGGCAAGGCATTGACAAGGCTGCAGGCCAAGCCGAAGCAGCCGGCGCAACGGTGAGGGGGTGAGCATGAGCCTTTGGCAATCATTTAAGCGCCTGCCGGAGCAGGAGCAGAAGCGCCAGTTTGAAATCCTCGCCAAGTCCGACATGCAGCGAATCCGCATGGAAGTCTGGATAGAGGAAGAAGGCGAGCGCACGAACGTGTGCGTGAAGGGCGTGATCGGTAAGCGCTGCAGTTACTGCGGCTGCCGGGAATTGGAGGGGTGACAGATGAAATTGAGCCTTGAGAAATGGGCGGAAGCGAACTTCGATCCGGTGCCGACGCTCAACACGCTGCGGCGTTGGGCGCGGGAGGCGAAGATTTTCCCCGCCCCGGTGAAGCACGGGCGAAGCTATTATGTTGAGCCAGACGCACAGTACATCGAGCCAGGCACGCTTGCCGGGCGCATCGCGAGGGATCGACATGGCGCCAAGGCCGCGTAAGACCGGTTCGAAAGACCTGCCGCCGAACCTGTACCGCAAGACGGATAGCAGGAACGGCGTCACCTATTACAGCTATCGTGACCCGTCGTCAGGGAAGTGGTACGGGCTTGGCTCCGACAAGGCGCAGGCCGTGCGGGAGGCTGTGCACGCCAATCATGCAGGCGCGAAGATGCAGCCGGCACTGGTTGAGCGAATAGCAGCCGCACCGGTCCGCAGGTTCTCGGAATGGATCGACGAGTACCGCAAACTCTACGCCGAGCGAGATGTATCTGACCGCAGCAAGGAAACGGTGCGCATGAGGCTCAATCGGTTGAGCGAGGCGCTTGGGCACCTTGACACGGAAAGCATCGGGACGTTTGAGATTGCCGCCTACCTGAAGACCTTCACGGATGAAGGAAAGGCGCAGATGGCTAAGGCCATGCGGTCACTGCTCAGCGACCTGATGCGCGAGGCGATAGCGGCTGGATGGCGGAAGGACAACCCGGTCGAAGTGACGCGGGCCGCGAAGGTGAAGGTCAAGCGCGAGCGGCTGACCCTGGAGCTATGGAAGGCGATCTACGCCGAGGCCAAGCAGCCTTGGTTGAAACGAGCGATGGAGCTTGCGGTACTGACCGGCCAGCGGCGTGACGATATCGCCGCGATGCTGTTCAAGGACGTGTACGACGACCATCTGCACATCATCCAGGCGAAGACCGGCGCACGCCTGCGAATCAGCACGAAGCTGCGTCTGGAATCGCTGGGCCTTGAGTTGGGCGAGGTGGTTAAAGCCTGCCGAGATGCGGTAGTGTCCAAGCATCTCGTGCATCACAGCCGCACCGTGAGTCGCGCGACGCCTGGGATGCCGATCATGCTGGACACGTTGACCAGCGCGTTTGCAGCCGCACGGGACCGCACCGGCATTGAGTTCGGGGCTAGCCCTCCGACCTTCCACGAAATGCGCTCACTGGCTGCCAGATTGCACGCCGCGGAAGGCCGAGATCCGCAACTGCTGCTCGGACACAAGTCGGCAGCGATGACCGCGCTCTACCGTGACAGCCGGGGCGCCGAGTGGATCGACGTGGCATAA